GACTCTGCCACGGTCGAGGCTTGCGACTCTGCCACGGTCGAGGCTTACGGCTCTGCCACGGTCGAGGCTTACGGCTCTGCCACGGTCAAGGCTTACGGCTCTGCCACGGTCAAGGCTTACGATAACTCATATGTTGAGGATTGCACTGGGAACATAAATGCAGTTTCCGATCATGGAATAGTCAAAGATTACTACAATCATAAGATATATATAAAGAAAGGAAAATTCGAGATTATCGAGATCGAATAAATTCAATTCCTTGCTTATCGATGGAGAGCATGAGAGACATCTACATCAAAGACCCCGACGGCGAACCGGAGTACGACGGGGAGGAAGACAACGAGGAATATGAGGAGAGCATGGAGGAGCTTAGGTTCCTATGTGATTCATATAATTGGTAACATCCCGCCCTTACGAGGTGCAACCCCGACCCAGACCGGCAACCGATATCCTAGACAAGTGGTAGGCCATGACGATATCATTGGCCCGGAGGAAAGGGACACGGTAGTGAGGGAAGGGCGGCCGATGGTCTTAGTCCGGGTTCGACTCCCGGAGGCTGACGAAACATTTTAAAAATAAATATTATGCCTATTTTAAAGAAAACAGACGTTAGGCCGCTTAGACCTATTATCATGGTCATTTACGGCACACCGGGAACAGGAAAGACATCCCTTTCCAACACGAGCGAGAACCCATTATTGATCGATTGCGACCGGGGATTTGACCGGGCGGCGAATCAGGTCGACACGCTTACGGCGCAAACATGGGAGGATATTCTCTCCGAGGAAGGCTCGATGAAAGGATATAAAACCATTATAGTGGACACGGCGAAATCAATGCTGGATGATTTCTTGGCCGTATACGGGGTTAAGCAAGATTACAAGCTGAGCAAGAACAAGCTTAAATTGTTCGGTTACATAGCGGACGAGTTCAAGAACTTCGTCAACAGGAGACGATCCGATTGCTCGGATATCATCTTCGTATGCCATGACAAGGAGACCCAAGAGGGAGACTTGATAAAGCATTCCCCGGACTGCACGGGACAATCCAAGGACCTGTTGATCCGTATAGCGGATCAAGTGGGGTTTATCACCATGATAAACGGGAAGAGAACCATATGTTTCGATCCTACGGATACCACCGTAGGGAAGAACGTGGCGCAAATACCGCCAACCGTGATACCCGAATGCAACTCAGCGGAGTTTCCCTCCTTCATGGCCGGTATAGTGTCAAAGGTTAAAAAGGCCATACAAAGCAAGACCGAGGAACAAAGGATCGCCATGGAAGCGTTGGATCGAGCGAATATAGCGCTGGAAGCCGTGGAGACGGAAGAAGAGGCGAACCGTATGATAGAGATAAAACAATCTCTAAACGAGGTATTCGAGAGACCTTTTAAGGAGAAGATGATAAAAGTCCTAGGAGAGAAAGGATTCGTATTTAACAAGGAAACGGGTAAATTCGTCAAGGATGAAAAGGTTGCTTAGGGTAACCCAACTGGAGAAATTCAGGCGTTACATAACGGAACATTCCGAATATGATGACGAGCGATCGGTCATAGACAATCTCACCGGGCAATTCACGGGAAACCAGTATACGAGAGTGGGGACGGCCTTCCATAAGATAGTGGAAGGCGATACCCTCGGATGCAAAAAGATCCCGGGGACGGAGACAGAGATCCCGGGGAGGGAGTTCGATATAGACGGCTACCCCGTGAAGCTGGACTTGAAACAATGCAAGACAGCTCTGGAATACAAGGACCGCTTCCCCAATGCCTTCCACGAGATAAGGGAATACATGGACATGGGGGAAATAATCATAACGGGTTGTGCCGATATCATAAACGGACTTGAGATAAGGGATATAAAGACGAAATACTCCCCTATAAAGGACTCCGATTATACGGATAGTTGCCAGTGGAGATTCTATATGGAGCTATTCGGCGTGGGAGACTTCTTTTTCGACTTGTTCCAGTTCGTCGGATACGACAAGGACAAACATGGTTATGATGTCCGTGGACTGGAGCTTAAGCCTTACGCCCCAGCTATCGGATGTCATTGGTATAACACTATGGAGCAAGACAATCGTATCCTACTGAAAGAGTTCGTCCAATGGTCTAAGTTCAGGGGCCTATTCGATAATTTACCAATCTACAAATCATAAAAGAGCATGAGCAAGAGCATAAACCAATGCCTATTGATAGGCAACGTAGGTAAGGATCCGGAAATAAGGACTTTCGATAATGGGGTCAAGGCGGCGACATTCTCCTTGGCCACCTCCACCGGAGGATACAAGAGGCAGGACGGCACGGATGTTCCGGAGAAGACGCAATGGCATAACGTCGTGGCATGGCGTGGGTTGGCCGATATAGCCGAGAAATACATCCACAAGGGAGACAAGGTGACAATCCTAGGGACGATCAATTACAGGGAGTACGAGAAAGACGGTATAAAACGGTATGTTACCGATATATTGGCATACGATATCATGTTATGTGGAAAGAGCGACAGTGCCGGTTCCAGACCTCAAGTGACCGCCAACGACGTTCCATCCCAATCTGATTTCCCGCCTATGGCTCAACCCATAGACGATTTACCTTTTTAGCTTATGATCATAAATCCAACAAGCGAGTTCGACCGGGAGCGAGCCGACATGTACTATAAGAAATTAATGTCCGGTACCGATCCTTTCGAGATCACGAAGAAAGCAAGGCGAAGGACCTTGAACCAAAACGCCCTTTTCCATCTATGGTGTCAAGTGATATCGGATCATATCGGCTATGCCTCCTTAGAAGATTGTAAACGGGATGTCAAGAGGACTTTGCTAGGGATGAGAGAAGATACGAACAGGATAACCGGGGAGAGACAAAAAGTAGATTACCAGACTTCCGCCATGACAACCTCCGAGCTGTCCTCACTCATGGATAAGATGAAAGTCTGGGCGCAAACCGATCTGGGCTGCTATCTTCCCTATTTCGGCGATCCCGGCTACGAGGAAATGTATCAACAATACTACAGGAGATGAGAAAAAGCGACAGGCCTCCAAATTATCTTATAGATAAGATCGTGAGGCATACCAACATTATTATTACCGCTTCTTATGGCAGCGTCAAATACATGGACGCTGCCAGACTCCTTAAAAAGGAGGTCAAGAAGCTGGAAACCTATAAGAGATACGATAATGAGAGATCTTAAATATTGCCTCAATGAGGCTTGCTCTAAAAAGCATTGCCTCTGTCATCAACGGCAAAAGCATTGGAAAGACCCGTCTGTCTTAGACGGGGGAACTGCAAGGGCTTCGGCCTTACTTGACGGGAATACTCCTTGCAAAGGGTATGTCCCACAATACGAAAGAAGAAAATATAATATTAAATATTAATGATATGGGAAAGAGAAAAGAAGGTTCTTACAACTTTGACAAGAACGTACAAATGTTTTTGGCTTGCGCAAAGGACGATAACCGTCCCGCTATGGAATGCGTATATTTCAAGGGAGATTGGGCCTACGCCAGTGACGGACGTATTATCGTTAAAAACAGGATATCCGAATGCTCAAACCTTGACGAAGCCATGATACAGGCGTTAGACGGCAAATTGCTGCATAGTCTATTTTTTAAGGACATGTTGAAATATGATGACATCCTTATCTCTGATGACGGAATAGAGTGCCATAAGAAGAATGACAAGGCGTTCTTCTATTTCGCGGATGAGAACTTAAAATATCCAGACGCAGAGAAAGTGATACAAAATCATCTGGCAAAACCCAGCGTTCCGCTTCCTCAAATATCCTTTAACATGGGCTTATTCGACATAATGAGGAAAGCTTTATATGAATGCGATCAATGCACGGCTACTTTCAAGGGCGTTAACGATGCCATCATTTTTGACAGCATGGTAGAAGACGTAAGCAGTATCGGATTAATCAAGCCTTTATACAATGAGGCACTAAACCAACAAATATGAGAAATTTTATCAACAAACATTGGGTATTGATATTGGCCATAGCCTTTATTCCGGTAGGGAACAGAGTTTTTAACCATGTTGACGCATGGATAGGAATAGTCATTATGTTAACTAGTTCATTATTTATAATTTATAAACTATTTAATTTTATCAAGAATGAAAAGGACAAGTTTTAAGTTTTTTACTATAGCGATAATCGCTATGGTATTTTTATCCTCTTGTGAACGTGTAGCACCTAATTACGCTGGGGTATTGATGGAAAATTACGGGAAACAAGGAAAGGATGATTTCAAGGTCGTATCGGGCAGGGTTTCAACTTGGGAAGGGGGCACGGAATTATTTCAAGTCCCGCTATTCGACCAACGAGGCGAGTTCGGAAGCCCTGTCACGTTAAAAGCCGCAGACAATACGGAGTTTAACGCACGCCCCACTTACTCCTACAAGGTCATCAAAAACAGGGCAATAGACGTTGTTTTCGATAACAAGCACATAGACAAGGCCGATACGGAATCAGGCAAAGACGGTTTCATGCAATCATTGGAGGATAACATACTAGAACCTCGCATCTATGACCTGATCAAGGAGGAAAGCCGTAAACATAAGACCGACAGCTTAATGGCAGACGGAGGTTCGCTTCTTTTTGAGAAACGCCTTGAGCAGATTGTAGATAAGGAATTCGAGAAAAGAGGTCTTCAATTACTCACATTCTCGGCGCAATTAGAGTTTTCCAAGGCGGTTCGCGAGAAAATTGATAGTAGGAATGAAGTTAACACCAATATTTCGGTTTTAGACCAGCAGATAGCGGAGCAACGGAAACGCAACGAGTTGGAGCAATTGAAAACGGAACAAGCGTTAATCACCTCGAGAGGATTGACTAAAGAAATTCTTTATAAGCAGTTTATCGACAAATGGGATGGTCGTACCCCCATTTATGGAGCGATACCCGATTTAATAAAGATTCAGAACTAAGGATATTAATATTAGAGTGTGTTTTTCATGGTATTAGATTTAGTTTTTATTCCCGCCGTCCGTGAGGATACGCGGGGATTTCGGGCGGTAAGTATTCCGGGATGAAACGTTACGGAGTGCGCATGACGTAAAGAGGCCGGTTCGATCCCGGCACCGTCCACGAATAACAAACATATAATTATGGAAACAATACAGAATTTAGATCACTTGACAATGGCCATATACCTTATCACCGCAATACTAGGACTGATCGCATTGATATTGGCCGTATTCTTACTAATAAACGATAAAGAAAGGAGGAATTCGTGGGAAAGAAAAAACATGATTTAGTGATAGCCGTTGACCCGGACATAGATAAATCCGGTATATGCGTACTGTCTCCTTCAACGAGACAGCTAATTCTAAAGAGCCTCCCCTTCCCTGTGTTGGTCGATTTCATAAAGGAGGCAAGAGAGAGATACAAGGGGGTAGACATAGTGGTCATTGTCGAGGCCGGATGGCTTAACGAAAAAAGCAACTACCATAAGGCTAGGGGTAAATCCGGCGAGAGGATAGCCAAGTATGTAGGTCGTAACCAGCAAACCGGGATATTGCTTCTCCAGATGTGCGAGCACATAGGGATTCCCTGCGAGGAGGTAAAGCCTTTGACCAAGCATTGGAAAGGGGACGAGGGCAAGATAACCCATGAGGAACTCTCCTACATAGTCGGTCCCTTGCCTAAGAGAACGAACCAAGACCAACGTGACGCTACGATTCTGGCTTGGTGGTACGCCGATCTACCAATAAAAATAAAGACTTGGTGATATGGCGAAGAAGAAAGACGAGCAAGAAAAGGTGAAATGTGGCGATTGCGCCAACGGACATCCTCACAAGGGGCTATGCGTTTGGTGCATCATACATGACGCTGGACGGGTAGCTAACTCCACGAGATTTTGTAACACTTTTAAAAAGAGATAACATGGATATAAAGAAAATGTCAAACAGGGATCTCAAATATGGCATAGACCGATGCAACGCAAGGTTGGCCGGGATAATGCCAATGGGATACATGGACAAGGAACGATGCCTTCAGGCGTTGGAGCAATATAGGGAGGAATTGTATAATAGAGGAATAATATATTGATTAATAATATAAAAATATAGAAAGACATGAGCACATTTATGAAATTTATATCAGAGTCTGAGCCTTGTGTAGCATTAGAGGTAAGTCCTTTATGTGAATCTGATGAGTGCATAAGTTTTTTCATATCCGAATATTCGGACTACATGACCAAGAGTGTCGAAATAAGTAAGGATGATATTAGAAGATTGATAAAGTTCCTAGAAGAAGAATTGGAAAATGCCGACAACTGATATGGATAAAGGATTTATCATGTTATCTCGTAAATTATTTTCCCACAGAATATGGAAAGCATCCCGGACTTTTAGCGAGTGCGAAGCGTGGATAGACTTGATACAGTCAGCACGATTTGAGGCAACGCAGCTTACGGCTAGTATCGGAGGTAGGGAAATAACATACGGAAGAGGACAATATCCGGCATCCATAAGTTTTCTTTCCCAAAAGTGGAAATGGAACTCAGATAAAAAGGTTCGAAATTTCTTGGATATGCTAAAAAAGGACGGAATGATAACAACAGACGCGTCCCAAGGGATGAATGTTATAACGCTATGCAATTATGACTTATACAATCCTATAAATATATCCAAGGGCGAGGATAAGGGCAAGGGTAAGGGCATAGATATAGAACAAGAAATCAAAGACTTAAAGCTATCTTTGGGCAAGCTAAGGGCAAGCCTAGGGGCAAGCGAAGAAAATGAAGGGCAAGGTAGGGGCAAGAATAATAATAAAGATAATAATAATATACCCCCTACCCCCAAATCGGGGGACACCGTCACTCCCGTTCCGGACGCGGGCGATAACTCAGAAAAGGTAAAAACATGGAAAGATGATTTCAACATCTATTTGGATTTAGTCCGTAGCGCATATAAGAGCATATGCGACGATCCAAAGATCATGGAGACCCAACAAGCCTATTATCCCGGCGTAAATATAAAACTATCTCTCGAGAAGGCTTGCACAAATTTCTGGGCAACGGATGCCGGATGGAAGCACAAGAAAAAAAGCAGGGCTAAAGAGATTGACATGAGAATGACATTGATTAACGCAATAGACAAAAACAAGGTTTATTATGGCAAGAACGAGCATCGCACAGACCTCACTTACATCGTCCCAGATTGACGGGAAACTACCTCCCCAAGCCAAGGAGATAGAGCAGATAATACTGGGGGCTTGCCTCATAGAGAGCGACGCTTTCGAGAAAATCGCCTCGGAACTATCTGAGGCCGATTTCTACGACAAGAGGAACCAATCGGTATTCAAGGCCATATCCGGGCTATACAAGGAGAGAAAGCCCATAGACATGATGACGGTCACCCAAGCGATGCTGTCATCCGGGGAGCTTGAGAGTATAGGGGGGCCGATCTACATAGCCTCCCTTACCTCCAAGATTGGGTCATCGGCCCATATACTGGACCACGCGATGATAGTCAAGGAGCGATCCATACAGAGGAAAGGGCTGGTGATAGCCAATGAACTTGAGAACGCTATCTATTCCAACGAGGATATAGGTGACGTACTGCACAAGGCCATAAACGGCTCAGAGAGCCTCATGGAGGAGCTTATCGGGAAGTCTAATGGCGAGCATATATCCAAGGCTCTTAAAGGCTCCATGGACGGTTTATACAAGCGTGTGGAGATGGCTAGGAAAAACATCCGGTCTGGTGTAGACACTGGGCTTCACGACCTGAATAAGATCACTAACGGCTGGCAACCGGGAAACTTGGTGATAATAGCCGCTAGGCCCTCCATGGGAAAGGCTCTAAGGATGGATGCCAAGGTATTGACACCTTCAGGATGGAAACTGAACAAGGATCTTGCGATAGGCGACCAAGTTTGCTCCGTAGACGGGGCTGAATCACGTGTGACCGGCATATTCCCGCAAGGACATGTCAAGACATACATGGTCGAGTTCTCGGACGGTCGCAAGATCGAATGCTGTGGCAGCCACTTGTGGAGCGTAATATCTTCCAAGTTCAACGCCAAGGCCGAAAGGGTCGTATCTACCCTAGAGCTTATGGACTTGATAAGCAAGGAAAGATATTCCGGCAGAATAAGCATTCCTCGTTTCTCCGGGATATTCGGAGAAAAGAAAGATTTCGTGATCCACCCATATCTCATGGGAGTCTTGCTAGGAGATGGAGTCTTGAGCAAGGGGGTTAGCTGGTGCAAGCCGGACAAGTTCATCGCTGATAAGATCCAAGGTATGGTCGACTACGATGTTATCGTGTCGGATGATCGCTTCCTAGTGACCAACAAGGAGAACAGGAAGGTCAATAAATACCTGTCAGAGCTAAAGAGCCTAGGATTGTTGAATGTCCATTCCTACGAGAAGTTCATCCCGGACATGTACATTGACGCATGCAGGGATCAAAGGGTTGAGCTGTTGAACGGTCTTCTCGATACAGACGGGGATATAGACAAGAATGGGGCTATATGCTACAACACCACGAGCGCTAAATTGGCGAGAGGCGTACAAACACTTTGCTGGTCTTTAGGATATAAATGTTCCTTGAGAGAAAGACGCTCATTCCTTTATGGCGAGCGGAAAAGGAACAGTTTCAGGCTCGTGATCGTAGCGGACAATCCTAGGGAATGCTTCACGCTCCCAAGGAAATTCAACAGAGTGAGGCCAGACCGGAGGAACAAACCTTTGACCGTGATGTCCGTGACACCGACCAACCGCAGGGTTGAATGCCAGTGCATATCGGTATCGCATGAGAAGGCCTTGTACATAACGGACGACTACATAGTCACCCACAATACCGCCGTGATGCTTCACTTGGCCAAATCAGCGGCAAAATCCAACACGCCCGTGGCTATATTCTCGCTTGAAATGTCCGACATAAGCTTGGCCAACAGGTTGATCCTATCCGAGTGCGACGTAGATCCGGAACGGTTCAAGTCCGGGTATATGACAAACGAGGAGATCAACAAGGTAGAGACGGCAGTCAACGAGCTTTGGAGGCTCCCGATCTATGTCGATGACAACCCGTGCGTTACGATGGATTACATCCGCTCACGATGTAAGATACTGAAGAAGCAAGGCAAGTGCGGGATCATCATGGCCGACTATCTCCAATTGGCGGAGAGCGGGGAACGGGAAGGAAACCGTGAGCGGGAGGTAGCCAAGATGTCAAGGACCGCCAAGATCACGGCGAAGGAGTTAAAGGTTCCCTTCTTGCTCTTATCCCAATTGAACAGGGGTAACGAGGCCAGACCGGACAAGAAACCCCTCCTATCCGATCTTAGGGAATCCGGGGCTATCGAGCAAGACGCTGATATCGTAATGTTCATTCATAGACCGGAGTATTACAAGATCGAGGTCAAAGACAAGAACGGTAACGTAGAACGCAATTACGGAGAGTTGATCGTGGCCAAGAATAGAGATGGGGCAACGGGATTAGTTAAATTTAAGCATAATGACGGTATGACCAAGTTCTACGATTACGGGAGTTGTGACAAGGACATGCCATTTTAAAAAACAAATCATGGAAATAATCAACAGGCTGAAGAACACCCCTACCGGTTTGATCGTGTTGGTAGGAGACATGAAAATTATCGTGGAAAAGTACAGGCCGTACTACAACGGCCAGAACAAGATCCCGTGCAGGGGATGCGTCTTCCGGGACGAGGGAGCGAGATTCTGCGAATACAGCAAGGCTTGCATGGCTCATCTGAGGCCGGATCACGAAAGCGTGGTGTTCGCTAAAACAGAGGTTTAATCATTCATCATAGTTGAAAGCTGCATTCATCCATGATGAGATAAATAAAAAAACAGAGAAAATGACAAATGAGGAATTGAAGAAATATAAACGGCCATTACCAATGGCATTTACGATGCTTCCGATCGATTTCATATATGAGCATATCGAGGATGAGCACGGAGTCTACGAGACGGGTATATTCACCTACAAAGGAAAGGATATTTTCATAAATAAGGAAATGGGTGAATGGCATCTGTCCGTATCCGCCAATCACACGCTCGGATATTACGAACTGAAAGAGATACGATACAAGTTTATGCCGGATAGCATGCAGGTAGCGCAGATATTCCCTCCACGTAAGGAATTTGTTAACCTGCACGAGAATTGTTTCCACCTGTACCAAATCAAATTCGATAAATAAGTCATGAGAAATAAAGAACTAATCGCTCTATTACAAGAGCAAGACCCGGAAGCGGAGGTAATGATACGCACGTCCGACGATCAATATTACTACGATTTAGTGGACGTGTTCACGGATAAGGATGGGGATGTCATAATACAGGAGGGGTAAATGTGGCTAAAGAATACGCTATAGGCGAGACGTTCCGTCAAGGGAAGGTTAATCTAAAGGTTTGCGAGGGTCTTTGCATTGACTGCTATTTCTTTAGCAGACCTAAAGGAGAATGTGGGAATATGGCTTGTTTGGATCTCCAAAGAGAAGACAATCAAGATGTAATATTTTTAGAGGTGAAGGAGGATAAATATGAGTAGACTAAAGATACTAAAATCCTCTCTTAAAAAGAAAGAGGATAAATTAGACAAAAAGATCAACGAACACTTTGGGGATGTAGCCTCCGCTAACGGGCAACCTCTTAACGATAAGAGGAACGGCCCGGCCACTATGCGAAGATGGGATAGGCAGAACAACGCTATATCCAATCTCCAAAAGGAGATAGACAAAACCAAGTCGGCCATAGAGCGAGAGGAAAGTAAGCTCATAGGCATGGCCCGTAATAAGGAGCTAATGCCAAAGGAGATCACAGATCTTATCGATAATGGCATATTGATACAATGGGGTAAATATCCGCATATATTGTTTGTTGACGGAGTGGATAAGGCACGGATAATCTGGGATAACAAGAAGAAGATGGTCATGCACAAGTTTGCCGATTCATTAAAAGACAAAGAGCAAAGAAAAATATTCGCCCGGGTGTATAATTCGCTTCATGAGGCGATCAACAAGAAGGAGAAATAAAGCATGAAGAAAATAATGTTCAATGATAAGTACGGTCTGACACAGGCCGTACTTGACGGTCGTAAGACCTTTACGAGAAGAATAATAGACTACTCGAGAAACAAAGTGTTCTTGGACTTGCTGGGTGATGAGTACTACATGAAACATGAAGGAGCGTTGTCTTATGATTACGATGATGACGTGTTGAGAATTGATGATGATTTTGACTGTTACATTTTAAAACCTAAATACAAGATCGGTGAAAAGGTAGCCATAGCGCAAAGTTACAGTCAATGCGGCAATTTTCCAGATTATGAACTCGATGAAGACGGTTATCCCGTAATGACTAAAAGAAGCGGATATTTCAATAAGATGTTTACTCGTGCAGACCTCATGCCGCACCACATCCGTATTACTAATATCAAAGTTGAGAGATTACAGGATATATCATACGAGGACTGTTTGAATGAGGGAGTAACGATGACTATGCACAAATCCGCCGACGGTGAATGGTGGAGATATTATTTTCCTAATGGGCAGTACAAGGGATATGATACCCCATTAGAGGCTTTCTCCTCATTGATAGATTGCGTCTATGGTAAATATACGTGGGAATCTAATCCTTGGTGTTTAGCTTATGAGTTTGAATTAATTAAATAAAACAATCATGATGAATCAAATTTGCACTAATAAAGAACAATCATCCCGGCTATTAGAGGCCGGGGTGAGACCGGAGACGGCGGACATGGTAATCCTATACATAGACAATGAATGCAATGTAGCAGGATGGAAAGATATTCGGAAGGACGATAAAGGTCAGCTTTACTATGATGTATATGGAGAGACATATATATTGAGAAAAGAAATACTCCCAGTAGATAATCCATATTACGATCATTCATATCAAAATGATTGCCCCGCTTGGTCTCTATCCAAGCTGATAAACATGCTTCCTGCCACGATTTCACAACGCAACCGACCCGATTTAAGGTTGGAAATCACAAAAGATAGCGTGTATTGGTTCATCCAATACACAGAACTGGGATACGACTGCAAGCATGAGGTTATGAAAAAGAATGTCTTAGATGCTGTTGTGAATATGATTGAATGGCTTATCAAGGAAGGACACCTTGACAATAAATACCTAGCGGTTAAATGCGGCGATTGCCTACTTATCGAGGATGAAGACGTAAGCGGGGACGCTTGGTGCGCTTTCCATCAAAAACCGGTAAGGTGTGATAGCAAGGCTTGTAAGGATATTTTAGAGAAAGGAGGATCAAATGCGTGAGATTAAATTCAGAGGGAAGAATCTTAATACTAAAGAGTGGGTGTATGGAGATTTATTGCAATGGAATGATGGAGAAACAGCTATTGGTGTTCATGGACAATTCATTGATGATGGTTATCATTTTAATGAAAACTATGATAAAACACCTTATGTTGATGAAACTACCGTAGGCCAGTACACAGGCCTAAAAGACAAGAACGGAAAGGAGATTTACGAGGGGGATTTAATAAAAGCTCCAAGCGGACGTATTTATGCCGTTATATTCTCAACATGGAAACATGAAGAGAAAAGAGAGTTTCCCAAAGTAATTGACTTGTATGAACATACAGGATGGTGCATATCCCTAGATGGGGTTAATCCATGTGAACTGCTAGACTTTGAGGTGTGCCAAGGAAGTGTTATTGGGAATGTTTATGACAATCTCGAATTGCTGAAAGGAGGATCAAATGATTAAGGCAATACTACCCGCAGTCATTATGCTTTCAGTAATATTCATATTATCCTCCGGAATGACAATACAGTTTAAGCCTTTCCATATATCTTTTTCCCAACCCTTCTTCGGCCTAGGACTCATATTGATGATAATAGGATTTATGTTATGCTTAGGTTCTTTTTATTTCAAGGGCCGTGATAGTATGGGATATAACAAGGGGTTTGAAGCAGGATGCGAATATGTGATAGGTTTAATTAAAAAAGAAAATAAATATGAGCAAGATTGATATGAGACAGACAGTAGAAGAAGCGGCAAAGGATTACGCCATAAGAAAAACGAGTTTTCGCAAGAATGTTCTCAAAGAAGTGGATGCGGATGACTATGTGCTTCGCAAAGATAATTGTCGTGAGGACTTCAAAGCAGGTGCCGAATGGCTGGCAAAGCAATCCCCGTGGGTAAGCATTAAAGAAAGATTACCTAAAGAAAATGAGATGGTTCTTTGCAGGATGGTATCAAATGGAGCAATAGTTAGTGGTTATATAGTTGTTGAAGCCGGGAAACCTCCACGTGTCGCAACATCCGGGAATTTTGAGTTTGAAGATTACGGAGATTATGAATGTGATATGTGGATGCCTATACCCGATCTAGAGGAATAGTATTAACCGAGCCTACTATGAAGGCTTATAATTAAAAAACAACGAATATGGCAACAAAATATAAAATAAAACAACATGTGTGGTGTACGAACGAAAGGCATAAGTCGGAAGTCGGCGTTATCGCTGAAGTCGTGGAAGAAAAGTCTTTAGTTAAAACCAAAGATGGGGTACGTGAAGAAAACCTTTATTGTGTTATGCTCCATTATCCTAACGGGAAAATGTATTTCGAGGAATTTTTTGAATCAGAGTTAGAGTTAGTACAACATTAAGAATAACAGAATCATGAGTAAAAGTAATCATCAAATCGAAGTTGGAAAACTTAGCAAAATAGAATCTGAACTGCTCAGATTAATATCTGACTCGGGAAACGAGGAATTACAAAATAAGTTTCTTGAGTGGCAGAGACAAAGAGCTATCTACAATGTGTCATTGGTTACGGAATTAGAGCATTCTATTAATAATAAATAATCATGAGATTAAGACACGCCAGCATATGTATTGGACGGAGGCCGGGAAGAAGTTCATCCTTGATTTGTATAACCTTAAAATTTCAGCCTAATGAGAGATAAACCTTTTTATGAGCTGTTATCACGCATAGATGATGACAGTTTATTGGCCAACTTTTTCAATAAGGTGTTAGGGAATTTGGATATGGCGAGAATCATATCCGCACCCCGTACTTTTCGTCATAAAGATGATGAAAATAGCCGATATTGCATTGATCTTTTTTATGATACATGCTTGTGGGAAATGTATCTTCATCAATTCATATACAAGCTGAATGGATGGATAAAAACACTGGATGAATACCTGACAGAGTTTAGTGGGAGCTGGAAATATTACGCTTCCTCGAAACGTATCGAGAGCGTTAATGAATATGGCGGCGATGACGATGACTATAACGAGGATGGAAGCGTGAAAGTCATGGATATTCCCAATGACAGGCTTGAGCCTTACTCGTCATAAGGGAGTTAGTCTGTGACGATTGGATTGATATAGTTCAAGAGACCATCCCGAAAGATTTGGAGAGGCTATACGGATGCCTACAAGCAGAGGCTAATTTATCCATAGCGGATTTTTTCAAGGACAAAATGGGAGTTGATATACCTATATATCAAAAAGATGACAATGGCAATACGGTTAAGATGGGATTCGCAGACAAAGTATTGCATAAAGCCGCTGAACAAAACAATTCAGAGGTCATGGGATCGTATGTATTGTTGGTATGCTATTGTATGCATGATCTTGTCTCCGCCATAAAATCGTTAAATCCATTTGAAGACAACGTGGAGGCATTGACTAGCGTAAGGAATGACTCAATGCGGTTTCTATCCATGTCCTTTAGTAATATGGATGTCGTAAAAAAATACATGTCATCATAACAGGCACATCAAGTGCCGTATCCGAGCCATCACCTCATAGAAGTTGACAGGCTCGAAATCGAGAGAATCAACCAATCGATCTAGTTCACGTTTGGAGGATTCTCTCTTTTCTGTATGTTGCTTACCTTTTTTCATTATTAACGAGTGGACACCATAAGAAAAACAATAAGATTATCCACATATACCCTGTATCTGTTGTGTCCCTTTGATAAGGGAGAGGTCTAACCAAATGCGAGGATGATCGTTTAAGCCGTTTCGCCAGCAACATTCTCTTTCGTGTCTGATCCATCTTCTGTTTGTTTAGGTGATATATTGCTCCAATTCATTCCCCCAATCATAGAAGCCACTTGCGAAACCATACCTTGAGGATCATCCGTGTCCCTCAAATCCAAATCCTTTTGAAGAAAGTTATATATTTCTTCCGCTAAAGGAGTAAACTCCAATTTTTCCCCTTTTTCGCGCGCCTCATTTACGGATTCCGTCGCAAGACGAGCGGCCTCGATTTTTAAATCTGCTTTTGTTACCATTTTATTTTCTTTTTTTTATTGATAAATATGTCTGTTTATCTCGTTTTCGTGACAATTGCAATCACAAATGAACAGCTGGATATCGGGAGCTAGCTTTCCTCCTATGTACCCGCTTAGGTAAGCTATCTCTTCTCCACCCACATCCATATTTAAGGCTATAGCCATGTGATCGGTCAAGTGCCGGCACTCGTGGAACAACGAATTGGAGAACTCCCTGTAAGACGAGGTCCGGCCTATCACCATGACGGATTCCCTCCGCCGGTAGCTGGAATAAGTAAGTCCCACGTCCAGATTGCACGACCCCATATTGCCATAAGCCTCCCGTATCTTGCTTTCCGGGCAACCGACCCTCCTCAATAGGGCTATGATATCGGATATCCTCGAGCAGGTGACGTTATACAGCACGTGGATCACCCAATCGTATCTCTTGATATGGTAATCCCGTCGTATCATCTCCTTACCGTCTTGAACTCCCGCTCTATCCTCCTCCTTTGTTGCCGGGTGAGATTGGTTGCCTTGAGATTGCCCACCACCTCGGATACCTTGTCAAAATCCTTCTCCGGCATACTCGCCAGCACGTCCTTGGGGGACTCTCCCTTCAAGATCCTCAGTATGTAGCCCCAGCCTCCCATCACATCATCTCCTCCCAGATTATAGGCGTGCCGGACCCGATGCAATCAGCGTAGAACCGAGTGAACACTATCCCGTCGTAAGCGTCCGGATCGTCGCAGACGTTCTTGACATAAAGAGCGGCGTACTGCTCGTTAGGCACGGAGGAGCCAAGGTAATCGGCCTTGCACATGTTGGCGGCGTAAACATAATCGTATCCACCCTTTTTCTTCACGTCCACGCTATACTTCTTCAGCATCTCATCCACCTGCTCCTTGGTGAAAGGGGTTATCTTGACCTTCTTCCCGTTTCCGTCCTCCTTCTCCATCATGGATACGGCCCAATCGCACATGGCCTTGGAGAAATGCCAGCCATACGCCTTCAGGTAGGATCGCATCCCGGAAGGGAAATCATCATACATATCTAGTCTCATATTCCTCTGTTTTTTAGGAGGGGGAAACCGGTCCCCCCTCATGGTTATCTACGATATCGTCTCGAGTAGCGTCCGGTGCCCGGCACCCCACGGCGATTGCCATAACCGCCACCGGATGATCCACGACCGCCGCCACGGTTACCGTAGCCGCCACGCTCCCACATCTCACGGAACTCGTCGTCGTCCTCGAACTCATCGTCTTCGTCTTCCTCCATGCGGTTGCCATAGCCTTCCATGGCCTTCCGCTTTCCTTCCTTACAGCCAAGCTTATAGGCCTCCTTCGCCAGTTCTAACATATCCTCGTCTTCCATGGCGTCGAATTCCTCGATCAGCTCTCTCAGTTTTCTGCTATATGTTCCCATATCACTCTGTTTTTTTATTCTTGTTATTATTACCGTTCACGGAACCGACAAGTTGCTCCATCATGGCAACCAACCTTGCGTTAGCCTCCTTCAGATCGGACATCTCGTTTCTCATGTTAGCGATCTCACTCTCCCTCTCCTTCTCCCGGGCAAACTCAGGGTTCAGTATTACCAGCATCTTCTCGCACCCCTCAATCACGGATTTATGGTAATCGATGCTGTCAAGTGCCTGTCGGCTTTGCTGCATCATGGCGTTGATCTCCGTATTCAGGGCACCTAGATCGCATGACACAACCAGTTTCTCCCCATTTGTAGTGGGGTAATCCGTAATGGTAACGTCGGACAAGACGTTAGAGAAGCTGACGTTGTCCTCACCTACCTTGGCCTTTATGTCCACCACGATTTTAGCTTGCGGACCATACATATTGAAATTTGGATTCTCCGGTCTCGGAGGGGACACGCTGACTATGCTTCCAACCTCACAAAAAGGCGTATTCCCCTTATGAAGGATATATAAAGGATTCCCTTGTCTCTGATTCTTGAACATATTTCTTGGTTTTTATGAGAGCCGGATCGCTCCGGTCTCTCGTTGATACTCTATCACACCACTCCCGTCATTATCTGGAGCGTATTATTGCCCGACTCATAGTAACACAAGTAGATTCCGGTGCCGGTTATATCGGATGCCGTGACATCTGCGCCGTTAATGGTCGTTAGCGCCTGCGTGGAGCCGTTCGTGTCAAACACTACCGGCAACGTCCCGGTAGTACCAGCCGGGATAGGCTGGGCCAGACGGAACAAGATCAACCCGCTAAACGGGGCTGACAGGAACGGGTGATTGCGGAAGGAGAAACGAACGTTGGTCGTCCCGACCGTAACGCCCGTGCTCTCCAAACGTGGGATACCGTTCTTGTTCGCCATTATGAAAGGACTAATGAATGCCATAACTCTTTATTTTTAGGTTATTAACTCATTATCCCCATCCGTTGCCGAAGTTTCCCCAGTTACCGAGACCTAGGCCTAATCCGTACTGGGCGGCCACGCAAGTGGGTATGCCTACCACGGGGGAGTAAGGAACCTTTGCCACCTCCGGCTGGTTACACTCGATCTTGGCCAATCTTGAGCTCAAATCACCCAAGGCGTTACCTAGAGGGGCGGTCTGCGCCTGTAGAGTAGCGGCGAAATAGGCGTTCTGGTTGCTTTGGGAGATCTGTCCTTTCAAGGCTAGGTTCTCCGCCGTCAAGCGATCCATCTTGTCTTGTTGATACAAGTTCTTGAAATCACGAACCTCGTTGATGATATCACGGGTGTTCTGCAGACCTGAGTCACGGAGAGTCAACGTGTTGTTGTTCATCGTATTCACCAGCGTGTTTGTCTGGTTGCAGCTAGCCAATTGGTTCTCGTAGCCCATCTTAGTGATGTTGTTGTTAACCGTGCAGCAGCACTCGGCGATCTGGCTCAATAATTGATTGTTACCACTTTGGACGGCGTTAATGATTTGTTGGGAACTCATGCCTACTTGGTTACCCACGCTCTGGATCTGTCCTTGGATCTGGCAGATAGCGTTTTGTAATTGTTGGGTTGAGCAATTCAAGGAAGATGACAATTGGCTGATAGCCGTTCCGTTTCCTTGGATAGCGTTCATCAACAATTCACGACCAGCGTCATTGTTCAATTGAGCCGGTAATCCGTTAGCCCCGTTGTTGCCGAAGCCGTTGCCACCCCAGCCTCCCCATACGAAGAACAGGAGGATGATCCAGATCCACCAGCAACCACCACCGCCCCAAGCGTCTTGATTGCCCTTATTGTTCATCAAAGCCGCTACCAAATTGGGGTCCAATGATTTTCCACCGCCACCCATCAAGCTCGGGAGAAAGGCCATGATGTCAAACTTACTTCCACCGGAATTACCTCCTTCGGGAGTACCGATAAAATAATTTCTATCCATTATCTTTAATTTTTGTCGTTAATCCGGCACCATTACCGGACACGACAAAAATCATGAGAAGGGCTTTGCTAAATAAATATCTCCTTGCTAGCTTGTTGCGAGGTTGTTGCTAGTTCTTTGCGGAAGGGGATGAGACAAAAAAAAGCGCCGCCAATTTGTGTTGACGACGCTTTTGCCTTTTAAGGGAGGCTTTATAATGATATGGAAAGGAGCTCTTCTCCTAATTTATGCAAGGCTTTTTCCAATTTTAAGCTTTGTTCGGGTCTAGGATTTCTCCCTCCAGAAGCATAATGCCATAGTTGTTTTTGATTTATCCCTGTAATACGTTCTAAACCAGCCTTTGAAAATATGCCAGAATAAAACTCCAACAATGACCGTACATCCATTTTAAACACCAACTCGTAATCACCTTGCAACTCTTCCGGAATATCACAGCCTAGCTCCTCACATTCCGAAACAAAGGTATCAATAGATTCTATCATACCCATTTTTATCTCATCAATAGTTTTACCGGTAGCTATTATACCGTCCAAACCATCAATATAAGCCGAGTAATTATTGTCGGCCCGTTCAATGATAACTCTTAGTGTGTGCATACATTTTTGTCTTTTTTTCTTCTTATGTTTTTCATGTATTAATTCAAAAGTTTTCTGGAGGCGGCATCAGCAGGACTATTTAAGTCCTGCCTCCCTTAAAACGGAATTCAACGTCCCTTCCTTTAGATCATCGTTGAGATTACCCGGAATTACTATGGGTCTTCTGGCTCCTTTCCTATAGTAAATCCTATGATCTCCACGCATCCGGACAAAACGCCATCCGTTTTCTTCAAGTAAGGATATAACATCCTTGACTCTCATTACCATTTGGCCTCCTTTCTTTTTTAATTATAAAAAAAGATAACAAACAACGAAGGTTTGATAGGGGCAAAGGTAACTATAATTCTACTATCTCCAAACAAAACGATAACTATTTTTCTACTATTTCGTATATACAACTATTTTAAGATCAAAAAAGTTCACGAATATAGAGGATTTTCTATAGCTAATTTTTCCTTCACGCTTTCTAATACTCCTCTCAGGAAATAACTCCTCCTTATCCTGTCCGGGTACAGGTTTCGCATCCGGTTGACGGCTTGCCTCGTCATTCCCGTCAGATCGGATATGATATTATCGCTCAACTTGCGATCGGCCAGTATGGTTATAGCCACTCCCCTAGCGTCAACGTTCCTCTCCTTGTTGTTGCTAAACATCATTACCGGATCGGTCCCGCACTCCTTGCAGACTGCCTCTATCACTTTTTTGTAAAAAATTTCCACCTTATTCATAAACTTTTTATTTCGTGGTTTGTTTTACTATCAAAGCCGGGCACAAAAAATGCACGGCAGAAAGACTTGTAAGAATCTTCCCGTCGTGCGTGGCATGAAAAAATAATCAAACTTCCGATCCGATTATTTAGGGAAGATTCTTTTTTCTTTATCTTCCCTTTCCGGTTCGTTCTCACGAAGTCACCATCAAACTAATATTAAATTAATCATGAACAAAAAAACGTCAGCCCTTGTTATTCATATAACGCATTCATTCTATTATCAGAGGTTTCTCGGGCGTGAGCCATGGAAGCCTCACCAAATTCTATAAAACCCACCTATCCCGACATAGGGTGACAAGCCATTCTTACCGATCCCATAACCGGCTATAACTCCTATTCCCCATCTACGTGGATTCATTGTCTTGGTTATATACTCAGTCCTTCTATAAACCTCGATGTAATTAAGATTAGGCTTATAGCCGGATATTGACAGCCGATAATCATCTGTCTTGTACTCCTTGCTGGTTATCGGCACCGGGACATATATAGGTTCCTTAATCGTATCACCGTCTAATGTAATGTAGACAGGAAAAGGCTCAGGTATTGTTTGTACCAGTGTCTCATAGACCGGGTACGGGATGCTGTCATGTATCGTATCCACCTTGGCGGACGTGTCGGTCTTGGATATCGAATCACTAGCCACATCCCCCCGGATATGGTAGCCAGCCGTGAAACTGGCTACCAAGCACACTAGTATTAATATGATATGCCACGGTTTCATCTATCGAACGATCATCCAATCCGTAGCTAGCATATCCGTTTGAGATGCCAACCAGCCATTTACGATAGTATCATCAGCGGCTTTCATACACAAATAAGCCGTGAACTTGATCTTGTCCGTTTCCGAGTCTCCATATTTACTAGCAACCCATTTCTTGACAGCATCAGGTAGGGATTTAACCTTATTCACGACCATATCCGTAGACAGACAATCTTCAGGACGCTGAAAAATAAACATGCCTTTCCCATTCCATCCTTCACGACAAACCAACTCTCCTTTTTTGATAGCCTCTAAAGCTTCTCCAAATGTCATGTTTTTAGTTACCATTTTATTTTACGCTTACCTCTACAGCATTAGGTCTTGTTATTGTTAAAGTAAATTCCATCCAGCTATAACATCCGACATATCAGCCTCTATCCCATTCTCGATCCGACTCATCGCTGCCACGATCCGGATCATCTGCTCACGATCGTTTACATTTATCGGATCATCAGCCGGGATACCGGCGTAATCGGATACGGCCTTAATGTAAGCGTCCGTATCATTCTCGTTTTCCGGCGCCCATCTTCCTATCATCTTGCGGATCGTGTCCAGCTTATAGTTGTTATAGTAGTTACGCAAGATCCGGAATATGGCACGGTAGCCATACGCCATCGTCTCGAACTGCTTAAACGACTTGTCCCTGCTCGGACGTACCTCACCTTGGAACAAGTCTCCGTTGATCCGGATGTTTCCCGGGTTTGCGTTTCTATACCCACGAGGCAAATTGTCTTTCCCCATATTTTACTCTCCTTTCTTATTTTTATTCATGGCATTGGATAAAGCGTTTGTCAAAGCGTCCTCCAAAACCTTTTGCGTTACAACCTTACCGATCATGTCGGCTGTCTTAATCGCCTGCCTCCTTTGTTTAGCGTCTGCCTTCTCCCAGATAGACCTAACCTCCGTTATCAAGATAAATACGGTCACTATCGAGGATACGACCGGGACATTGGTCAAGAAAGGCAGATGGATAAATTCCCAGAACCGGCACACGTAGCAAACCGAGTCTATCCCGCACGCTATACATACGCTACCAGCGTAAAGTATGAACTTACTGACCGTCCTACGCATGCCATACGAATTACGCTCCTCGCCCCTCAATTTAGCCTTGTAATAACCCGAGGCGAAATCCCAGCCCATCGCCACCATAACGATGAACATCTCAAACACGACTACAGTCAGTAGCTCCCTCATGCTGCAAATCATCTTAAAAAACTCCATTCTTCCGATCCTTTTTTATTTAGTTATAAAACCACTACGCTCTCCTCCTCTCTCGCCGCCTCCCACTCGGCGAAATCGCTATCCACACGGTCTTTCAACGCCTTCCTCTCGTTAAGGAACGTCTTATAAGACTCCACGTATGACAAGTCCAATATGCCTAGCTGGGCGGCGTTGTAGTCGTTCAGCTTCTTTTGCTCCACGTCCTTGTCCCATAGGGCGTTGATACAGGCCTCCAATATCTTGTTGGCCGTCAACGTGGGCCATACCCTGACCTCGTTGTAACTATAGGAGATTACGGGGGCCATATCGTCACCCATCTCCCTTGTCTCCTCTCTAACGTCCCACCGGTACAGGTAGGAACCGTCACCGTCCCGCTCTATTCTAGGCGGCATTGTGTCGCTCCATGATCGCTTCATAAAACTCTGGTTTTAAAATTTTCTTAGCTAAATGCTTGCTATCGCTATCATATATCCAGCCCAGCCAACCGGCTAGACCTGCCTTGTATTCCGTTAAGGATATATTCGGGACTTTATTCAATCTAGCCGCCGCACGACATAGATTTTGCTTAGTCCTCTTCCTTATCCGTATATGCTCCTTGTAAAATACGAAACCCACGAAATCTACACCACGGCCGCTTTTATCCGATCTTCTCTCAGCGATCTTAAATATCTGGTAATTCCCTTTCAGCTCCAACTTCAACACGGCCAATCTATCGATAAGCCACGGAAGTAATACGTTTCTCAAGAAACACTTATCATGATGGAAAAAAGTCATGTCATCCGCGTATCTGATATAATGCCTTATATCTATAATCTCCTTTATCTCGTGATCCAGATAGGCGAGATAAAGATTCGCAAGATATTGGCTAAGATAGTTCCCGATCGGAACGCCGGGAGCGGAATCGATGATCTCATCCAACAACATAAGCAAGCGATCGTCCTTGATCTTCTTCCGAGCGATGCCTTTCAACACCTCATGGTCTATTGACGGATAGAATTTGCGGATATCAACCTTGAGGCAATAGACGGATTCACGATCGGACAAAGCCCGTCTTGTCCTCTTATACGCCTCCGTTATTCCTCTTCCCTTGATACATGATGTCGTATCAGCCGTGAACACGGAAACCCATATAGGTTCCATGACGTTCATTATGGCATGATGCAATATCCTGTCCGGATAATAAGGGAGCTTGAAGATGATCCTTTCTTTTGGCTCATAGATGGTATCAGTCCGGTACTTGGAAGTCTTGAACGTGCCATCCAGCAGAGACTTTAGTAAACGGCTTAGATTACCCTCTTTGTCCTTGTCGAACAACCTTATGCCGTATGAATCCTTCTTTCCCCTTCGGGCTTTCATGTCCGCAAGTATCAAGTTGTCCATATTCGCTATCTTATCAAATAAATTCCCTATTCTCTTCATTTTATTGTCATTAATTTGCTTTTTATCATAGGGAGTCTTCGGTTTCCCTACCAACACCCTTTATATGGGGAGACTTTTTTCGCCAAGAGGCGAGGCCACCATCCCTGTTTGTTATCTAAATATCTTTTCCCCTCTCTAAAAGTATAGGCGTGAACCGATGTTACGATTCGCATCGGAAGGCGCATTATTCGTATTCACGTTAGCGAGGCCTGCATTCGACCTGTTGTCCGCGTTACCGCCAACCAGCACCACCTAGGGATGATCGACCCTCATTCCGTCATTCGAGATAATACCTGTTCCCGGAGGCTCGCATCGTCACTTTCCTAGGGAACTTGTCCATCTCCTTTATCTTACCAAGAACGTACTTGATCTCTTGGGAGTTCGTAAAGAATTTCTTCGCATCACTATCTTTATCCTCAAGATTCTCCTTGATCATGACAAGCGCCCTGTCTTTCCCGAACTTGGTGGACACGCCATCCATGTAATCGATTACCCAGAACGTGAGATTCGTCAACTTCTGTTGGGTGATCTCCGGACAATTAAAATGCCTTGAGTTCTTATCCCTTGGGATATTCAAGAACGACAAGCTGCCGTCATCTTTATTCTTTTCTTCTTCCATTTTTATCCTCATTAAACGTTATACAAAAAATTCCCGACGTGAGACGTGCGGCTACGCCGACGTTTTACGAAATTCGGGGAAAAAGCAAAGGCGCGAACCGAAGTGACGATACGCAGCGGAAGGCGCATTATTCGTACCCACGTCAGCGAGGCCCGCACTCGACCCGTCGCCCGCGCTACCGCCAACCAGCACCACCTGCATGCGGTTAGCCGATGTGTAGGTGTAGTAGTAGTCGCACCAGTAGGTAGAGGAGCTACCTCCGACCTCCTTGGCCACTATATCGCCATCTTCCCCAAGCAACATCTTCTTGGCATAACCGTTTGTACGGCAGATATTGCCTTTCTTGTCATAACCGGTGTAAGAGGTGTCGCTGAAATTCGACGGGTCATCGGTAGTCCATAATATAGACAATCCGGCATCGCCCGTGGTGACCTGTATATTAGCCCCGTCAGTGTATTTCCAGATGTGACCGAACGGATTCTCTATGCCACGATACCTGTTAGCCATCAACGTGGCGTGAGTACCGCCGGAAGCGTTCTTCACGACATACGCCTTCTCTCCCGAGCCGTTCCCGAACTCGTTGGTATAGCCGCATGGGATAAGTGGATTGGCGTTGTTGAAATTAGTCCAATCCGTCATTTGAGTAGGTCCCGGACCTAAGCCACCTTGTGCGAAACCGTTAGCGTCCTTCTGGGCGTTGAAAGGTTTCTGGCAGTCCAGCGTGGCGTACTCGACGGCGAATAGCCAGAACAGGGTCTTGTGGGCGTTGTAGGTATACATTTCCCAGCCGCTGCCACGTTTCCTCGCGGCTTGTCGGAATTGGTCTCGGGTGAGGTTGGTGACGGGACAGCCTAACAAAGAACGGTAGGTGCCGTCCCATTCAGCGGTGTTATCACCACCTCTTTTATTTACATTTGTACTTCCAACACCATAAGAAGAAATCAAAGTAGAGGAGCTTCTATCTATTCCAGACTCAAATGAACTTATATAAAATTGATTTATATGGCTATATCCTGGTAATGGAATAGCGGATAGCATCATTCTAAATTTAGTTCCGTATTGATATAATTTATACCAATGTTCAGGTATTTCAGTCATTACAGACTCTGTTAAATATTCTGTATTTATATTACTCCAATTTGAATTATTTAGATAACTTTTTATCCCACCTTTATTATCCAGTATTACTCCCCTTATCTTACTCTGGATAGGTAGTTCTCTATGTAATTGCATATTACCTACTCTAACTCCATCAGGACTAGATGATGCAGTATCCCACTCAACACCATATGCGTACCTTTCTTCTAGATCTGGTATATCCTCCCAAGCGGGGGTCCACTCGGTGGCAATGTCGCCGTACTCGAGCTTGATCTTGTGGATGGTGGATACAGAGGTAACATTTTGTGGAGCGGAATATATAAGTATAGAAGAATTAGAATCAGCCACTTTCCAATTAAAAGTACTAGAAGCTTTCCCCTCTATAAAACCAGTACTATATATTCTAGTTTCTAAATAATTTTCACCTAATCCTTTAGTGTTATAGATAGAAAAATAATTTTTCCCTTCACCTAATTCTCCCCAAATAGTCAATGTGACTTGTGTACCTTCCGGTATCTGCTCTACCAACCAATAACGGCCCGTTTCGTAATTTGAGTGACTCACCTCCTTCCCAGATCCCAGCAACAGGTTCCTGCCGTACACGGGCAGCTTGCGGTACTTGCCGTCGGCCATCAGCGACTTATCATTGTCCCCCTTGGTCTCCAGCGTTATCGACACGTCCGGATCGTCATTTTTTGCCTTGTCCGGCGTTATGGTTATCTGTCCGTTAGACGGGGTGGAGGTGACAACGGGCTTTAACTTATCAACGTCCGTCCTTAGACCGGTGACCAGATTCCGGATATCCGTATCGTCGTAATTATCCAATCCATCCAACTTACCCTTATCTTCGTCAGTATAATTATTGTCCGTATGGACGTAATTAGCGTCCTTTACGATGTGATCGTCATTTGTTAATTGGGATGTCTTGGTTGGGATCAAAGCCGTTATCTCCGCACGCAAGTCATTGAGAAGACCGGTTAGGGTTTCCTTATCCGTAATACCCTGCAAAAAAAGCTCGATCTCATGGAAGGTATCTATAGCGTCGCTCGCTCCATCACCCAATAACGTGTCGATATCCGCCTTGATAGAGGCGATCTCACTCCTGACCCATTCATCATCATAGTTGGATAAGCCGTTGATCTTAGATAACAGCTCATCCGTAAGGTCGTTTGTGCTAAGTCCCTTCCCTTTGATCTTCTCGACAAACCTATCGTCAATCTGTCCGGACGTGTAATAACCTGACAAGATACTCGTGACCTCCGCAAGTATTTGTTTTTTCAAATCCAGCAACACTCCGGCCATATCCTTATCCTCTGTCATACCGGACAAGAACTCCACCACCTCCTGCCATCTGTTGATGATATTGTCCGCATCAGGATCTCCCGTTATAAACGTGGACAGATCGGAAGCAACTTTCCTTATGGCCGTGTCAAGATCCCCCTCTACCTCCTTCGCCCTGCTGATCTCGGAGGTTAAAGCCTCTCTTAACGCCGTGTCATCGTAATTACTCAATCCGTCGAGCTTTTCCAAAAGAGCGTCCGTCAAGTTGTTATCCGTATGCGTGTAATCGGCATCGGTTACGATATTATCCGGTAGAATGGGTATGCCTAACTCCTCTAGGGACTTATCCCCGACCAACTCAACCCCGTTGATCCGTGGTTTATTGGTCATACTTTCATAATCTCCGGTCCCTACGGCAGGAACGGATATATCTCCCGTTAGCTTTATCGTTGTCACCTTGACGCTGCCGCATCCCGTATCTCCACCGACGGAGCACGACCGTGGGATAAGACGGAACGCATCGCAAGCGTCTACGGTGTACATGCCCTCCTTCCCTTTGTTCTCGATAAGGGTCAGCGTATAGACACCGTTATAATCTTGGTCTTTACCTAGGTAGGTGAATCGTATCACGTTATCCCGGAAGTGGAGGTCTTTTACCGCCATCTTCTTATAGCCATTGGTCATGAAGACGCTAATGTTCTTGCCATCCAAAGACTCGGGCTTACCGTCCCGGAAGATGGTCCATTCTATATTGATGTCGTTTCCTATGCGAATAGCTTCCATATTATTGAAGGGTGAAGGGGTCTATTATTTTAAAAGATTCTCCATCTCCATTGGACACAATAATCTTTCCTTGGCAACTCTCGGAGATTTGAAAGACATAGTCTGATCCAGCTTTAAAAGATCCTAATACCGTACATCCTTTAAGAGAACCTGAAATTTGGAGTCTAGCCTGTCCTTCGATGTTAAATAGGTTATTAGTCACCATTAAATTTGCGCCATTCAATAATATATCTACATAATTATTTACCGTATTACCGCTAACTTCCATAGCGACATCATCTATATTAAGTCCATATCTCATATCATTAGTATCTATTTTTGAGTTAACGGTTCCTTTAACAGCTATGAAAAAAGACTTATTTGAGCTATTTTTCTTTATCCTGGCAGAACCTATCGATGGTTTTGCCACACTAAGGACATACACAGCAGTATTGGTTATACTATCAAGAATATATATTTCATTATTCATTGCCTTGCCATCCAAGGAAGCGTCCATAACCGAATCCTCGCTAATGCCATTATATGAATTTAAAAAAGTAAAAGTAAAAAACGGTACAGGACCATTTGTCACCTTTTTAAAAATATTTGAGTCTATTTTCCATTTTATGTTCTTAAAATCAAAATCAGCCTCATTTCCATATTCGTCTATAAGCCTATAAATATATCCTTTCCCACTCTCATGAGCGATTGGATACGATTTAGTATCATTATTGATATCATACCATATTTCCCAAGATCCTAGGTCTGATCCGGCGAAGTAATCATCACCTTCACGCATTATGGCAGATGCTTTACGTTCTAGTTTATTGGAAGATTTAGCCGTGACGATAATGTCAAAAGGTTTCTCCGCTGAAACAGCCTTGTATTTATCATTTACTTTAGTTACATAATCTGTGATCCTGTACTTGTTCCCTGCGACAAGAGAGCTTGCCTGAATCAAAGATACTATCTCCTGATAGGTTACAGAAATCATTGTTGAGCCGCCAGAACCAGCCAAATCATATTCTTGCCCATTTACATTTATTTTTCTGATTGTTCCCATATTTTTATTTATTTGATTGTTAATACTCCATCAGCAACCGTTGTTTGCGAATCGGAAATAAAAAAGGTTTCACCCGACACTTCCGCTTGTATATTTTTAGTAAAAACCAAAACACTACCTGAAACAAAAGCCTTTGTTATCCCAACTCCGGACTGTAACAAGGCTAACAAATCCTTTATCTGATTAGATTGCTCATCTATAATAGCCTTAAGCTCTTCGTTATTATTATTAAATTTATTGTTTAAACCTATAACTTTCGAATCTGTAGCATCATTTATCCTATCTTCCAAGCTAGGGATTAATACAGTTCCATCTTCCAATATAGACAAAGCGTTTTCTCGCGAGTTATCATCACGTCCTATCCCATAGGAAAACAGCACATTTTTATTATTTAGTGTTGGCTTATTAAAACGACCAAAAGAAACGCCATAATCCGAATTTACAAGCAGCCACTTCCCATGACAAAACGCCAACCTTGCAGGGGCTATATTACCTATAGTGCAATACTCTCCTCCTACATGTGAAAAAGAGCATCCCGGATAAACCTCATTACTATATCCTTCCACATGAACACAGAAGTTTTGGTCTGTATATTCTCTCCCCGAAAACAGAACATTATTGTATCCTTCCACATGATTTGCCTTATGTACTATTGGGGCACTATGTGAATAATATAAATCACCGCATATATTATTATATCCTTCTACGTGGCTTGTGTTATCACAAATAAAATTGTTACATCCCTCAAGGTGGCTTCGGGTGCCAATTGAAATGTTCAGAGCGAACTTCTCTCGTATAGATACAGCGTCAAAAAATAATGAGTGCTCAATATTTTCAGAGTTATAGACTCCGTAATCTTCTATGAAAGTCCTTAAAGACTCTCCACTCGTATCAAAAATAGGCCGATCCGCTATGCCTCCTACGGTATTTTCAATAAAATAAGGCTGGGTGCCTATTGATCCTCCTTCTACATGCGAACCATCTCCTAAACAATAAGAATATAATCCCTCTACATGCGATTGCGCTCCTAAGCACCATGTTTCCCTGCCCTCGGCGTGACCCTCGCTAGCGAACACATTCGTTTTGTAACCCTCCGCATGCGCCCTAGGACCGGTAGCGTTGGTATTCATACCCTCTGCGTGGGCGTAATTTCCTGCCGCCTTGTTATTCTCATAGTCATTGAATATCTCGGCGTTCTTGTAACCCGAGTAGTTTTGACCTACACCAAAGGCAAGGCTGTCCAATTCGATAAAATCCCCGTTTGCGCTTTTATCAACGGAGGATTTAAAAATATAATATCTATCGGCTATGATATTATCCGTAGGGACAAACACGTTCCCCGCCCCATTTCCGTCTTGGCCGGGCTTGCCTTGTGGGATACCTAAATCCAAAGCATAAATAGGTACACCTTCTGGGGTCTCCCCTCTCAAGACAAAGCCAGCCGTTGCCGAGCTATTAAAAGGAAGGGTGGAGACCGTACCGATAGAGACGACCGGAGGATCTCCCGGAGTTCCCTTCGGACCGGTTAGCAAGGATAATTCCACCAACACATTCCATCCGGGATTTCCAACATACCTCCATTGGATATCCGTAGACGAAGAGGCTAGTTCTATCTCCCTACCGTCAAGTCCCTTAAGTATAGCCATGGGGACTCTCACTAATTCCTCCTTAGCGGAAATACCGGGCAAAGATGACACGGAGGATATAGAGTCAATCTCCTTGAACTGACTTAAATCCTTGGACTCCTCCGCTAAGATCTTTTTACTCTCAGCGGCGATCGCACGTAAATCCTCGGGCGTTAGAGTAAAGCCGGAAGACAATGTAAGATCCCCTACAGCCATATTATCGTATGTTATTCTTGTTTAAGGAAAATATTTGCCGCATCGTCTATCACGGTTGACAATATAGCCTTGCAGTCTTCGTCCGAGACTCCATCTTCCAAGACTATCGATTTCCTGCCTTTGTCCACAATGTTTACATAACCGAACCTAAGCTCTCCTTTTTTGACCGAGGCCAATACCTCTGTTACCTTTTCGCCCGCATTCCGTGTTGTCTCATAGGAGATATCATAATCTCCTACCGTGTTTTTGTATTTGCTTCTCAATACAGATGATAATGTTGATAGTGCCATGTTAATTTCCCCTTTCTATAATGTTATAAATTTGCCCATACGCTCCAGGAGGTAAGAGTAATGCCACTTTTTTGATCAATGTAGCCTCCTCGATTGTTATATCCAATTCTCCGTTAGCTTGCCTTAGCTTCAGATACAGTTCAAATGCTTGTAACTTGCTACGCGAATCATCTTCATCACGCCCTGTCATGTGGATATATTTGCCATCAAATAATCCTTGGCAAAGGACCTCGTCTATCATTTGATAACGTTTCTCCTTTTTCTCTCCGGCAGGTACCCACTCAAAGGCTTCTTCGCCTTGAGAATTCTTAAATGCTATGTGAAAATTCACTTTCATAATTATTATTTTTATATTAGGAACTTCTTCTTATCTCTCCAGTATTTGTATGTATTAATAAAGGCTTCCAGTAGGAACTTTCTGCCGTCGTACTTAAACCCTTAAACGTTATACCTCCTTCTGTATACAATGCCATGGAATCACTATTATCCGCTATTCCAATCAAAGCCGCCCCTTTTCCGGAATGAGATTCTACATGCCCGGCATATATAAAGGTAAAAACTTGTCCAGTCTCGTGCATGCGAATAAAAGCGTCGGCATCATCTGTCTCAAGGCTTTTATAGGACATTATCTTAAAGGCTCCAATAGTCCCCTCTGTTGCCGCCAACTTCTTAGCATACAAATTATTCACATCAATCATAGAAGTAGCGATATACCCATTAACGATGATTGTCTTATCTTCCAATGCTTTAATAATGTCATTCTCTTTGACCCAACCGGGAAGTAACTCGACCGATGTATTGGCTTCCTTCGCCGCATTTAAAGCATTTGTGGCGTCTGTAATGGCTGTAGTCGCCCTGCTATAAGCCGATGAAGCAGTTGAGTCTGCGCTATTCGCTATGCTATAGGCATCAGAAGCTTTCTCATAGGCTTCCAAGGCTTTATCCAATGCATCCCCGCCAGCCGCATCCACCTTATCCTGTAAAGAGGAGTCTAAATCTGAATAGGTAACGGCTCCCACAAGGTTGATCCTATTCGATTTAATGGTGGTTGTCGTTGCCGTCTGGTTGATATACGATATGATATTATCGCCGTTTTCCAAGCTCTTGGCGGCGAACAACGTATTTCCCTGCGTAGTGTTGATCCATCCCGCCGTGTCTATCTCATTCCTTATATTATCCACCCTCGTTGATATGGCCGATATTTGCCCTGCGGTAATATTCAATTGAGAATCATACTTGGTATACACCTTACCTGTTTCCTCATCCACATAATCCTTCGTTGCCGCCAGCTTGATAGACTCTTCTGTTTGCTCTATCCTTGTCTCCAACCTGATAATGGCATCCGCCAAGTTATCGATAAACAAGGAAACACCATAAATCAGTATTTCCCCATCGAAAGATATACGGAAATCGCCACGTTCGTCCCATTTCCCCGCTTTCGAAAGCTTACGATACGAGGATGATGGTTCCAAGGACATGGAGACATAAAGGCTTGATCCCTCGAAACCTGCGGTCAATATCCCCGCCTTAACAACCCGGTAATGTAATGAGAAGGAATAGTCATACTCGGTCGCCTCGGTCTCATGTGACGGTATGTTTATAACGTCATTCCGCTGGAGGATATACGAGTCACTGATACGTAAGACATTTCTGTTGCCATCTTGATAAATATCTGAAACTCCCCTCTTCTCTGACAGGAAAGAATCATTGGCGTAAATAAACGATCCGTCATGTCCCCAAAAACTTATTGAGTTCTCTGTCACCCAATAGTCCGTATTTTGGGAGAATGAGCTATTTTTCAATATATTGCCCGGCTCTAAGGATATATCGTTCCTGATGCCTTCGATTGAACTCTCGAATTTCCCGTTCATTATGGAAAATTCCTGCTCGACCGTATTACCTGTATCAAGGATGTAGGTCGAATTTTCAAAGTAAGCCCCGTTACCGTAAATCCCCCAAACACCGGTCAAATCTATACCGTTTTTGGTTCTTATCCCGGAAAGATTTCCGATACGTGCCTTGGTCGCGTTATCGGGGTCTGTCTTCATCCCATACACGACATCCATATATGGAGCGCCGATCTCGTCGATCGTAGTAATCTTGACAATACCCTTTCTGGTAGAATCAGCCACGCTATCTATACGGGTTAATACATCTCCTTGCGCAATGTCGGCTTTATCACCGGCAAAGTTGACAAACGTAATCCAGTCCAAGCGATCTTCACCGTCCGATAAATTACCGATGCCGACTTGATCAACCCGAAGTTCGTATTGCTTGATGATATTGTAATCATTCTCCCCTGTCGGCATTCCCCCAAAATGTTGGACCATCAATATATCCCCCGAACGGAACGGATTGTAGAGCACGCCGTTCCCCGTGTCCAAGTAAATCCTTCCGGTCGCATGGTCGTAATACTCCACCTTCATCATCCCTGAGAATGTCACGTTGTCGTTTTCGCCACGAAGCTGAGAGACGATGAACTCATAGACCCGGAGACTGCCTCTCACATTTATATCGTCTATCTCTAAACGGAATTTCTGTTCCTCTACACCAGCCGAGTTAACCCGTTTATATGGAGCAATATCCCAACCGAAGCCATTAGGGAAACCGGATATAAACGTATGGGAACCCACTCGTTTCTTGAATAAAACATTCTCACGGAACCATGACTCATCAAATATGGCACGACCATCGGCCTTGATCTCCCAGCCCTTGCCGTCCATGCCGTCGAGGAAGATGGAGGAGCCTATCTTCTTGTCGAATAAAATATCCTCATGGGCGATATCGGGAATGTCTTTCCGAAGGTAACGTTTGTCGTTATCCTGTTTTACCTTGTTTATCTCATATAATGTCCGGAGAGCGGAGAAAACGTTCTCGTCCGAGGCGGCGGTAGTATCCTCTTTCTTTATGATATACACCCCGAAAGAACCGCTACCTTGGTTGACGTACGTGTTATCCTTATATTGGATATTCTCCAACTTACGCTCCAATTCCCCCAACCGGGAGTAAGCTGCGCTCTCTCCTACCGTATAGGAAGGTGAATCATATGGGATATCAAGCTTTTTCTCGAAGCCCAATACCCTAGATTCCCGCCCATTCTCAAAATAGGCCTTATTGATAAGCCTTACACGCTGCCCTACGGATAAATCAATCGCCTTTTCCGGGTTCAATATACCATTATTCTCATCGTAGCCGGAAGCGTAGTATGAGTTAAGGACGCATGTGTAAGTGGAAGGGTCCGACACGACCTTGCCCTTATACTCTATCGTCCTTCTTAGCAATTCCTCTTCCGCCTGCGGGATAAGGGTGTCACTTACGTATTGCGTGTCAAAATTGTATAGGATATATTTGTTCCCCGCCCCCGGTATAAGAGGGCTTTCCGGCAATGTCTGGCCATAGGAGTCATTACGGATTATCTCGAACACCTGAGCCTCAGGATCATCCTCCGGCAGTCCTTCAGGATTGAATCGCAAGGCGAAATCCATACCTGACAACGGCCCCGTCTGGAATACGACACGAAGCTCTTTGCCGGGAAGCACGTATTCCTCGGAGAAGGACAATCCCGAGTCCTTGAACCGATAGACGGTGAATGTCTCCGATGTCCCGTCCTCGACCTCCTCCGTGACCTCCTTCGGTATCACCTCGGTTATCGTACCTATCTTACGAGGGTATATATCGTCGAATATAACGACCGCCTCCACTATTTGATCCTCGGTCAATCCCTGTACCACGTCCACATAGGGGGTTCCTTTAGGAAGCATGAGGCGTTTTTGCACCACCCCTTGCACCACCGTACCGGATTCCCCCTTGCGATAGCCGGAGGGGATATTTCTCGTTGAGCCGAAAGCGTACAGGCGTGTGGCGAACAGGTCTTGGCTTTGGCTCCTTGGCATGGACGCTACCTGCCTACCTATCTCCAGATCTACGGGATCGCCACGCTCTATCCTACCTATATATATCTTGTCACCCTCTACCCACCACTCGCACTCCCACGCCTCGGCAATCTTGGTAAGGGCATCCACGATATTCGTGCTGTCGTATTGCACGAGCTTGGCGACAGCGTCAACGGAGCTATCGACAACGGCTTGGTACTCCTTGCCGTTATACCTGAATCCCAGAGATCGCAAATTGGATACGACAATGCTTAGGTGGGCCTCCGGAGCACGTGTAAGGCTCCATGACGCTTCCTTGTTACCTTGCCTATCGTAAAATAGGATATGATTCTTCCATCGGTAATAATGCGAGTCGAATCGCACGCTATAGTCGTATCCGCCTGTGGATGCGTTGAATGTCGGATATGTCTTGCCAGTTACGTAGAAAACGCTACCTTCATAATCGATATTGTCTCCGATCTCCAGTTGTACCGGGTCGGACAACGAGAACACGAGGTTCACATAGTCCTCTTTCATCAACTCAAACCGACGTACCGAACCCGTTTCTATCGATACCGACAACTTGACTCTACCAGATATGTCCTTAATCTCGATCATGAACTCAAAGTTCACGCATATAAGGGGGATGGCAAAAAATCAAGCGGACCTAAAAAAAACAATGGCGGGATTGTTGTAATTTTTTTGTAGGAGGAAATAAAAAAGCCCGAACCGAAAGGACGGAACGGGCTTAAGAGAGAAAAATAATTTTATTTTACTTTTTATTCATTTCTACGAATTTACCACTATTCTCCCATATCATAATGAAAGTATTTAATGAAGATCCATTTAATGAATTAACTTCTATCATTTTATATCCATACAAGAAAGCAAAAGGGAAAGAATATCCATCAGGCTTATACATAGCTATAACCATATATTTACCATTAGCCACATTCTCAAATATATTAACTCCTACCGTATTGTTGGAGATATATTTAGGAGTCAAGGCTGTTCCATCCTTTAATACAATATGTCCATCATTAGCCATTGCATTAACCGATGCCTCTTTATCAAAGTTTTTAGCATCTTCATAATCATATAAAGCTACAATACTAGGAGAAGCAATCTTTGTATCATCCATATTTTCATATTTCCAATACAAATTAATCATCACCGTTTGAGAACTATTATCACCTTCCTCATCATCTCCACAGCCCGTAAAAACAAATAAAGCCAATAGCATTGACCATAAATAAAATACTTTATTCATTGTAAAATGTATTTAAGTTAATAATGGCACAAATCTAGCAACAATATTTAACAGGACAATATATTTATGGGAAAAACATCAATAAAGATTATAAAAAAAGACCGCCTTTCAGCGATCCGTCACCTTATCATGGTATTATTTACTCATCCTTACCATTTTCCATCGATAATGTTAAATCATTTCTTTTTTCATTCTATCTCGTCCAATGATTTCATGAAGGCATCAAAATTGCTTACGTCTATCGTCCCGGCATACTTTCCAGAACGAGCCTCGTTTATCGCCGCTATCGTTTCCTCGTTTGGCTCGGAGTATACAGCGTCCATCAAGGTGATCTCTACGAAATTATTCAGGCTCCTGTTCGCTTTCTTGGCTTGTTCCTGCAATATTTGCAACAAGTCCTCACGTAAACGGAACGATGTTTGCTTTCTTATTACTGCTTCCATATTACTTATGTATTATATTGTATCGCAAAGGTAATGTATTGTATGCTACGTTATAATGCATTCATATTTGCACTTGTATATCCAGTTTGCCTCCAAGTCCCTTGGTTACAATGTCGTACAACGTAGCAAGGGTTAGGTTTTTCCCCTCGCTCTCTACTTTCGAGATAAAAGAACGTTCTTTCCCGATCTTCTCGGCCAACTGGCTTTGTGTCATTTTCCTTGCTTCACGTGCATTTCTTATTTGAAGCCCAACCCTTAGATTAGAAAGCTCGGTTTCAATGTTATCACGACGCAAGGTTCCTATTTCTCCGTAAACCTCTTTTTTAATATCGTCAAATGTGTAAGTCTCCATATCATTCCCCTTCTTTTTCGTTGAAATATTCTCTCATAAGTCTCATCGCTCTATCTATTTCGTTCTTTGGGGTCTTTTGTGTCTTCTTTTGGAATCCACTCAAGAGTACAACTAATTTGTCCCCGTCGAAAAAGCAAAATACACGTACTATATCACTGGCTAATTTAACCCTGATCTCATAAAGCCCTTTCGTTCCCTCAATATGTTTCAGATATTTATCAGGAACCCTTTGCAACGTTTCAACATATTGTATGGTCTTGATAACCTTGTCTTGCATCTTGTCGGGCAGGGACTTCACAAAATCAATGAAATAGTACTTATATGCTATTACGCTTCGTATTTTCATGTCGCAAATGTAACTTATAATTCACATACCGACAAATATTTCATGATTTTTATTTAGAGATCATTAAAGATAACATCATTCCACCTTTATCTTCAATGGATGCCCGCAATTAGGGCACTTATACCCACCATCGGTCTCTTTTTGTACTTCGGAGGGGGAGGCGAAAAGTTGCCATGTTTCAACACCCAGAACAGAAGCAAATCTTTTTATGGTCTCTAAAGTGGGATTCTTCATTAATCCATTTAGATTTTGCTTTTTGATACCGAGTAAATCAGAGAAAGCCGTTTTAGTCAATCCTTTTTCTTTTAGTAATGCTTCAATATTATCCATATATCCGAATTTTAATGCTACAAAATTACATATACTCATATAAGTAATGCTACTTATATTACTAATTAACGTTAAAGTAATGCCGTGTTATTACTTTTATCTTGCATAGTAATGTTATATACATTACATTTGCATCATCAAAATAAAATAACAGTACAATGGCAACACAGAAATACAACAAGAGTGAGATCATGAAGGAAGCGCATAAGATCTATAGAGAGTGCAAAATATACGGACGTACATTCGGCTCGTGCCTTAAACAAGCTTGGGGATCGGCGAAAGCGATGGTGCAGCTTGCGGAAAAACGTGCGGCGTTTGCTAAGGAACTTGCGGAAAGATCCCATAATGTAAGACTTACTCATGTCGGTATGGCTAGCCTTTACGGTAACAGGGGTTATTCGGGAGATTGATAACTATACATTAATGATATAAGAAATATGGAAACGATAGAGGTATTGAAGAACGTGCAAAGGATTGCGTTGGAGTGTATGATCGGAAGGAAACCGGTACATATAAATGTAGGCGTTATGCCGGAGACGGGTGGTTTATGCGTCACCGTACAGGACAGGTCTCACGATGTGGTCTACATGGAGATATTCAATGACTGGATGCCGGATCACAAGGAATGGAATAAAAAGACCTACGATAGATTCATGAGCGTAATTAGCGACATGACTTGCAGGCTTGCGGGATAACTCGAACGACGGGGAGAGGATCGGAAGTAGATGCCCCTCCGGTAATACGGCCGGAGGGATTTTACAACAATAGCTCCATTGTGGTGTTTCGAGCCTTGAAAAAATAGGCCACGGATTTTGTCATATATAATTTTGTGATATGAAAATGATCGCTCATGTGACGGTAGCGAAAGAAGATATTTAAGGGCATTGATTCCAGTTGCAGACCGTCACAATAGGCAACTTCAATCTTTGCCCTTCGCTTTTTACCTTGTCAAGCGAGACTGGTAATAAGCAGGTAGGACGGCATACACCGGGGTTCAAGTCCCCGGCTACCACTTCGGTCAAAATAAAATCCTCAAAGGTAGTGCTTGACCGAGCTACCAATGAGGATAATATTAACTTTTATAACTGCACAAAGTTATGAATAATATTCGAATTTTCCAAAATGAGCAGTTCGGACAAGTAAGAATTGCGATGAATGAGAATGGAGAGCCGTTGTTCTGTTTAATTGACGTATGCAATATGTTGGATCTAATACCCAGCAAAGTGTCTCAACGATTAGACAAGGATGTACTTTCAAAGTACCCCCTTGAGACAGCAGGTGGTATTCAGCAAACAAACTTTATTAATGAAGACGGACTTTACGATGTAATCCTAGATAGTCGTAAACCTGAAGCTAAACAATTCCGCAAATGGATAACAAGCGAAGTCTTACCTTCTATCCGGAAAACCGGAGGCTACATGATATCCAAACCGGAAGATACTCCTGAGGAACTTATGGCACGTGCCCTTCTAGTCGCTCAAGACGCATTGAGGAGACGTGAGGAGCGGATCGCCAACCTAGAGCAACAAACCGCCCTTCAAAGCAAGGAACTTCAAGCCGCTGCCCCAAAGGTCAATTACTACGAGAAGGTATTGCAAAGCACCAGCACGTATAACACCAACCAGATCGCCAAGGAGCTAGGAATGAGCGCCGTCACATTGAACCAAAAGCTGAGAGAGATGGGCGTACAATACAAGCAAGGTGGTCAATGGCTATTGACACACAAGTATCAAGACGAGGACTACACGAGAACAAGGACATATCCATACGTCCAGCGTGACGGAACGCCCGGAACGGCGATGCAAACCGTATGGACGGAAAGAGGACGGGAGTTCATCCACGGTCTTTTTGACCTAAAGAGTACCATCGTGTCCGGGGTGAAGGAATTGTCACGCATATATAACAACATGGACGAACTTGAGAGAAAGGAAAATGTATTCAGCGAGCCTTTATATACGGACATGTCTAAGATAGACGCAATGTACGAGGCTTTCCAATCCATTTATTGCAAGTCCAAAATGACCGTGAATGATCGCAAGAAGTTCCTGTTTGTGATAATCTTGTTGTATTGCCCCAAAAAGTTGGCGGGCAAGAAAATGAAAAGCGGATTACGTGATAAGATAGCGAACATCCTACACATGAGACAACATTCCACCCTTTCCAACAACGTGAAAGATCTTGTCAAGGAATATGACTCTGATCCTAATTTCAAGAAAGACGTAAGCAAGGCGTACAATTTCATCACTCAAAATATAACTCCGGATATAAACAATCATCTATTATCCAGATTAGGATGAATGACCCCAAAACCTTAACTATGATACCTGTGAACTATTAAATGATTGATTGAATATGAAAGACATAAACACGATACTAAACGAAATGCTTTTAACGTCCCAAAGGGACAAGAAGGCGATGGAGCGATTCAACCGGCAATCCTTGAAAATGGAGAGGCTTATCGACGAGCTGGAGAGGGCTTGCGGATTTAGCGGCACCAAGTCCAAGCCACATATGACCGTGTCGGTATACAACAACGGGAGGTCAAAGCCGGGAAGATTCGACCTCCGATCTTTAAATACGCATCTTTTAGCGCAATAGGACGAAGAGCCGTCTAGCCAATAAGGGCCGGACGGCTCTTCACTTATCCCCTTGACGTTGGGTCAGGTTCCTCGAACTTAACGGATAGCCTACTATTCAACCTGTTCCGATCCAAGGCGAAGCTTGATGATCTCTTATGGACAAGGGTAAATGTCATATCAAGATCCGGAACACGCAATACGACCTTGCCTTGTTGAAGGACAGTCACGAACGCCTTATAATTCAGCATATATTCCTCTTGCGTATCCCCGTGTATATTGAACGTAAGGGTAAGATCCCGGCTAGCCACCTTGGGATTATTGAACACGACCCTCTTCCCGTTTTCCAACCGGCTCTCGTTCTCTATGAAATCCTTGTTTCCCGCTGGGGTTAGCAAGGTCTGGATAAAACCCTCTCCCATGGCGACACGATACGTGCCCCATGCGTCATTCCCGTTAATATATAGATCCCCTAACATAATATCCTTGCCGTTCCGTCGTTAATAATCTCCACCTCGCATCCCCCGATATTGACAAGCAATATCACGGAGTAGTTCCCGGCCTCTATCTTGGCCTTGCCCCCGTGCATCAAGATCACCTTATGCACCCTCGTGTTATCGTCATAACTCAAATACGCCACGGTATTACCTATCACACCTACGTTTGTTTTATTGTGAAGCTCAATTAGATCACGATCCACGTATATCCCGTAGGGAGCTATGTTTTTAGCCATGCCTCTAAATAAATCCAACGAAGGATAATTATTCTCCTCGCAAAACTCCCGCCCTTGCGGGGAAAAAAACAGCCAACATAGGCTCTTCCAGTCAGTGGCCTTGCCAGATTCACTGCAAGCCCCTAGCGAAATAGCCCGTCTCGTTATATCTCCAACATTCATACTACATGTTTTTAGTGTTAGTCTCTATACTAGTCAATTTATCCACCGCTTTTTTCAATTGTATCACGGTATTGGCGGTATTATCATTGATCTGCTGTAACTCTATATAGATACTGGCGATCATCGTCCTAGTCTCATCCGCCACGTCATACAACGAGGCTATCTTTACAGATATCACGTCCATACTGGCCTTTATATACAAGAGGCTCAAGAATTGCTCGGAGCCTTGCAGGAACAACAGTATCTCCTCCCCTGTCATTTGCAGGGCGGTGAAACGGCCATTTAACTCATCGGCGCTATCTTGAGACATCTTCTCGAAACCTCCGGATGTAGCGGTCTGCTCATATTTATCATTCTTATCCTCTTGGAAATACTTGCTTGACGTATCGAAGACCTTCTGGGCCTCAGCGTCCATTTTTTCCTTCAACTTGTTCAACTCCGCTTCTTCCCAAGGCGAAACGATACCATCGGACATATAATCGGCCAGTTTCTTCATGAATTCCTCTACGGAAGGGGATAATTTCTTCTTCAAGAACTCAATGATAGCCGTCTTGATCAAATTTTGGACAATCTTAGTCGAAGCCTCTGCCGCATCAGTTCCTGTAGCCCACGCCTCCGAATACGCTTGGGCGAACTCGTCAATAGCGGACATGACATCGGTTCCTGTTATAGCCTCTACAGCTTTCTCCTTATTGTCCTGCAATTGAGCGTTGATATCCTCCAATTGCTTTTGCCAATCCTTGATCCGGTCATCGTCGGTCTTTTTCTTGTTCCTTTCCTCCTCGATCTGTTGTTGGATGATCACTTTTTGCTGCTCTAGCAATTTATTTTGCTGGTTTATGAGCTTAGAAGCGTCCGTAGAATAAGCCTTTTCTATGGAACGGCCTAGCTTCTCATACGAGGCATCCAACACATCGATCTGGTCTTGTAATCTCTGTATACGTTTCTCGTTCTTTTTGTCATGGATCTTAGCGATAGAGGACGCTAGAGAGGTCACTACCCCAATAGCAGCACCAGCGGATGCCCCTATAGGGCCAAACATCGCACCCGCTTGCGCACCCTGCATAGCGGAATTTACAGCGTCCATTGCTATATTTAAACCTTCCGCTATGTCATTAAAAGCACCTCCGAACGAATCACCAAGTTTTCCAAAGGTATTTGACAAGAATTGAACAGAGGTCATAACTTCATTTACACCCTCATTAATGAGCTGTAATGATTCCGTCAGTTTTTTGGGGTCGTTACCAGCGGCAAAGAATCGCCTCACTCCTTCTGTCACCTTGTCAAAAGCGGGTCGCAACTCATCGACCTTCTCGTTGGTGCTCTCAACGCTTTTCCCTGCCCTATCCATTATTTCAGGCATATCAGACCAAAGATCGAATTGTTCCTGCGTTATGCCTAATCCCTTGCCTTTTGATTCATCCCATTCTCCGGACTTAAGAAACTCCAAGGCCTCCTTTCCCTTGGTGGATATCTCTATCAACTCCTTTAGAGTCTTGTCCTTCATGTCTCCAAAAAGAGCGATTATGGCATTGGCGGTATTGCCACTTTTTATCTCAAGGTCGGAAAGCTGCTTATCCCATTCCTTCCCGAGTATCAATTTCTCCCCCTCGGTCTCGGCAAACGCTATTTTTTGCCCGTATTCGGCGGCGAGTGCCATTTTTTTGTCTTGATAAGTGCCATATTCCTTAAGGTAATCATTCATGGCTTTACGTTGAGCCTCGATCTGTTCGTTCTCTACTTCTTGCGTGGACCGCATACGGGTAGCCTGAGCCTGCGTAATGGCTGTTTTTATTTCAACCGTTTGTTCTTGCGTGAGTTTTCCCCCTTGCGCCTCACGCCACTCTTTCTCCCTCTTACGGATAGCCTCTATTTCACGATCGTAATCATATTCTATTTGGGCGATGCGCTTATCGGATCCTTCCTCCATAAGATTTATCCTAGATTGCTGGTTCTTATTCTGGAGATCAAGTAATTGCTGATTAACACGCTCTTGTATTTCTTTTTGTTTTTCAGCCTCTTTCTTTTGCCTTTCTGTTTCTTGTTGAGCTTTTTTAAGTCTATCTTCTTCGTATTTATCGTACTTTTCAATGCCTGAACTAGAAAGAAGATCATCAGCCGCCTGTTCTTTTGCCTTACCAAGTTCAAAATAAGCGTCCGCATTCCGCTTTAAGGCTTGTGCGTCTCTATCTACAGCTTCCGCTTCATGATCAAAACTTTTTGCCCTATCTTCTACTAATTGTTGATGAGATTTTATATTACCAAAACGAGTATCTTGTATAACCCCGGTTGCGTCAATTTCCTGTTTTTTACGAGTTTCACTTGCTTTTTCTCTAATTTTATCTGCCTCGATTTCTTTTTGGATAGCCTTTTTATATTCTTCGGCAGCTAAATCTTGAGCGGCAGTAGCTTGAGCACGCAATTTCAATGAGTTTATGAAATTATCTGTATTATCCACAAACAAATTCTCAGCGTCTCTTACAGATTTAATCGAAACTCCCATCGAATCAAACGCATCTTTATTCTTCTCAATAAATTTCTGCTGTTCTTGCAAATTACCTGCAAGTTCTTTCCACTGTCTTTGATATGACTTAAACTGAATAATCAACTTGCTTAATTCTCCGGAATTTTTAGAAAAAGATTGGTTTAGCTCATCTTGTAGCTGCTTTGTATTTTTTATAGCCTCGCCTGCTCCAAATAATTTTTTCGTCCATTCGATAATATCCTTCCCATAGACAGATAAAAGCGTTATCGCCGCAACCAAGGCCGTTTGCCAACTGAAAATAGATGTTATCAACTGCTTCCAGACTGGAGCCACTTTTGCCACGTCATTATTTCCTGCCGCTACAGCCATCTTGAACGCCTTATACTCCGCAGCGGCTTTCTTCAGCTCATCGGCAAGCATCGGCAAGTTATTGGATATAGCCAAAAAGAATGTATTCCAGCCAACAGCAAGGGAAGGCAACTCCCTTGCGACCTGTTGAACCGACACGCTCAATCCGTTCCAACTACTGGCGTAATTGCCGACGTTCCGTTGATATCGTCCGGTAGCTTGCTCCGCCGAACTAATCTCCGTATTCAAGGCCTGTATCTGTTTTTGCAGGTTAGTCCCTACGGTCGCTTTCCTATCCGTAGCGGAAAGGCGGTCATACTCGGCATTAAGCAACGACAATTGCTTTCTCAACGCTACAAGGGAATCCGAGGCGGCTCCCTCGATCTTGATATTGTCCGAATATTCCTTCCTTAGCCTCTTCAGGGCCTCGTTCTCTAAAGCGTGCTGCCGGGTCTTCTCCTTCAGGTCGGTTAATATATTAGATCCCTTCTGGGAATTTTTATCCGCATCCGAGAGAGACAAGTAAGACTTATTGAGCTTTTTGATCTCGTCACTTAGGCCTTTAACCTTCAGTTGTTGCTCGACAAACACATCGGTAGCGTTATTCAATTCTTCTGTTATCTGACGAGCCCCATCAATAATACCATTAGAGACCTTAAGCTGCTCTATTACCCTTTGATAATTCTGCATCTGCTGCTCATAGTCCTTTAGTTTCCGTGTCGCCTCCTCGTATTTCCGGTTTAAATCGTCAAATCCCTTGGTATCTGTAGATACATCGAAATCCTTCAAGGCGGATTTCAACTCCTCCACCTCCTTTCGAAGATTTATAAGTTTCTGTAGATCGGCATCGACCTCGAAGTTTAGTTTAGCCATTAATCACCCTCCTTTTCCTTTCGCTTCAACAAATCACGCCCGGTTCTCTCCACGATCAAATCACCGGAAACGCTATGCAATATATCCTTCTGCATGATCAGAAGGTTTCGATATGGTATTTTATAAACCACGTCCTCATAAGACAATCCCAACGATTCCATGAACGTGGCCACTTGCCCTAGCATGGTCTCATTACCTGTTACCTTGGTGTCGCCGCCATTCTTGCCACGCTCTCGGCTAAGGCGGCACAGACGAAAAAATCCTCTGCGGATATGAATTTAACGACAGTCTCCAACGCCTCCCTTAGCTCATGGAGGGTAGCCCCATCGATCTCCTTGTACATATCAGCGCTTCCTAAAACGAACACAGACAATCCCTTTAATATATTTTCCAGATCGTTCCTCACCTTTTCAAGATCCTCCTTGCCCGATGTTGTCTTATCAATAAGAGATAGGTATTGTATACCTTTGCAAATCGTCGCTATTGTAGGAGGACTTACCTTATACGCCTTCCCCTCTAGGACCACGACCTTGAAATCCTCACCTAGGACAGCGTCAGCCACTAAACTAGCACCCTTGTTCATGTCACGTAAAAAAATTAGAATTAAACAAAAACGGGGACGAACGGAAAATACCGCCGTCCCCGTTCCTATAAGACATATTACATTCAATCCTTCAAGGATTTTCCTTCCACGTCAAACCAATACTCTGAAGCTATTGTCGTGGATGATTTCAGCGGGGTGGCGGACATCGACAAACCAACGGCCCCATCCGTGGAAGCCCCACGACCCACAAGATTCGCCTTAGGGAAAATGATAGCCACGTCATCATTGGTAATAGCGACGATACATTTATATCGTTGCTCGCCGGCGTTGCCACGTTCCCATCCCTTATCCGTATCCAAGGGTTTACCGCCCATAAGCTCGGCCTTGGTAGCGAAGTCATATGCCCCGATCACCCAATTCAAGCTCTGTGATCCTGCCTCAAACGATGACCGATATGTCTGGCCGGTCAACTCATCCTTGAATTCTGTTAACGTACCGTCCTCCTCGGTATATTCATAAGTCCCTTGATGGACGATTTGAACATCCTTGAAAGCCGTAAATAACGTCTCCAAGCTCTCGTATGTGGGTGCAGCAACTAGAGGCTCCCCATAAAGTATCCTTTTTACGCCTATAGCAGAAATTGTTCTTCCCATATTACAATACTATTACATTTAAAACTTTAAATAATACTCTCACATTAACGTAGTGACATTTAAGATCCCTGTTAACCTCAATTCTAGTAGTGTCTACCTCGTAGGTATAAGGAGTGCCATCAAACACCGAGGTGTCCTTGAACACCTCCATGGACATACGTTCCAGCTTATTCATCCTGTCCAAATCAGGCGTTCCTTTCTCGTCCAGATCAGGGACGGCTATATTGACATGAACGAATCCCACCTTCCATGTAATTCCCGGCTCCGAGGAATTCGAGTGTACGGTAACCCTCTCCTCCTCAAGCTTACCTGTAGGCGTATCATCCTCCTTGTACACCCCGGTAACACCAAGTTCCAAGGCTTTCTTATATAAGATTGTCTGTATGTCCGTGCTTACTATCATTGTAACATAGCTATTACTTTAGCCTCGGCAGTATCTATCACGTTTAGCTTATGGATATCATTCACATAGCTAGCGTAATCCATTCCCGCCACGACAATCAATGTCACTCCCTTTGTATGCTTAGAAGCCAGATCCCTAGCGTAACTAAGCCCTTGCCTGCTCCCCTCGCTTCCATCCCCGGACTTTCCTTTAGCCCAGAACTGGACCGTCTTTTGGGATCTGGTCGTGAAAAAAACCTTCTCATAATTTTCCCCACGTCCATCTATCCTCTTAAACCCGCCTTCCTTTACGATCTTACCGTCCATTGATATGACATATCCCAATGAACTCCTCAAGTTTCCGGTAATATTGTTATATTTACCTTCTTGAACGGCGGTCTCATAAGCGGATTGCCCTAGTTGGGCAAGAAAGGCAAACACCTCACGATAGATCTCCAAGATGAAATCATCCACATCGGACAAATCATAACTTAACTTTATTATTCCAGCCATATTTGCCCGTAATTTAGATAATCCGTTAGCATCGGGTTGATAACAACGCCACTACCACGAATACTCCCATCTTGGTTCAATACTCTCACGATATCCCCGGCATCAATCTTGATCTTATCTGTCACGACACGATATTTGTAATCAAAGGCTACGCCATTTACCGTATATACCCGATCGGCGCTCTTATCATAGCATTTACATCGTCCCAATCTCTCCCAGAACTCACCACCTGTTCCCGGAACAGGATTGCCATTGTCATCGTGATCATACTCCTTGACAACCTTTCGTTCTAATATGTGAGGAGCGTAATACATATCAATAATCCATATAAGATGAGACTACCCCAAGACCGGAAGACACATCCGGGCTAACACCGTTCCGTTCGCACAGGAACAAATAATACCGCCGGAGGCCGTCCTTGTCCCAAGAGACAGAGAAGCCGCTCTCATTGACGCTATCAGGGCGCAATAGCAGCGACGGGATGATCTCTATCATCCCTGTCTCTACCTTGCCTATGGATTCACTAGACATCTCATCGTCCGGGGATAGCCCCGATTTGATGCTGAAATCCAGCATATCCGCCTCGGATAGATCTCCATAAGCCGAGAATTTCTGCCCTATGTAGTCTCTTATCGTCATGCCTCCACCGTCAATGAGTAAATGCCATTAATCTCAGTAAGGACCGGCAAGGATAGCGATTGAGCCTTGGTAAACTCTACGCCATTGGAATTGTCCGTCTCGCCCTTGCCCCATTGAGAGATACGAATCCGGCCATAATTAGAGTAAGTAACGCCCGGTTCCTGTCTCAACTCATTATCGGCGTAAGCGTTCTTGATGACACCTAATTTACCTGCCGGGACAAAGACGATATTCTTGTCGTTCCAAGGCTTGTACTCGGATAGCTTGCCGTTGTCTTGGATACGGGTGATACGTCTCACTGTCTCTATGACAGGAAGGTCATTAGAGCGTAGGAACTCATTCAAACCGGACATCAAAAGAGGAGTGCCGGATTTGTCGGTCCCAAAAATGACCTGTTTCATCTTCCTGCTCTTAAGCAAATAAGACAATCTGGCCGGAGACATCAATATCTTATCAAACGTCACCTTGTCTTGGGCCGCATCCACGACACCTTGGATATCCTCGAAAGGATCGACGTTGTCCTTATTGGTATCCGTCCAGCCAAGAGTAACGCTAGCGATATTCTCGGGCGGCATCTTGTAATCAATAATACCACGTACCCCTCCTTCAGGGTTATTATTGGCATTAAATGTAAATACCCCCTTGTTAGACAAGGCACCCAAGAAAATAATATCCAGCTTAGATTGTACGGATTTGACAACGGTAGACACGTTATTCCACATCAGATTAATGAGCTGCTGTGTCTTCTGGTCATCCGTCAACATCCTAGAGTCTAGGATCTGCAAGACCTTACGATACTCCTCGATCGGCATTGAGTAACTCATCTGGTGGGTAAGGACCTTTTGCTTCAAGGTCTCAAGCCCCTCCGTACCCAAGATCGGTTCCTTTCCCTTGGAATCAAGGGTAGCCGCCGCAACGCTCAAGTTATATTGCCCGATCAGCTCCTCAAAATTAAGGCCGATAGTTGGGACATCCCAATCAAGATAACGCTCGTAGATATTCTGGTCAAACAAGCGCTTGCGAAGCTCCGTGGCAGCGTCAATACGAATCTGAACCTCTTTTGTCAGTTCGCCAAAAATAGAACTATAAACATCCATCGTTCACCTCCTTACTGTCTAATATACTTAATAGTGGGATTATTCTTCATGCTGAATCCCGTCAACCATGAGGAAGGGACTGGATAAGCCACATCCTTAAGGATAAGGACCTCATATCCCGCCGATACCGTCTGGAAAGACATATTCTTCGTATAGACAAACGTTGTCTCAACCACAGCGTCAGGCTCATCCGTTCCCACGGCAAGAATCGCCCCTTCTGTAGCAGACTCTACAGCGGCAGCCAATGTAACCACGTCATAATCAGAGTTGCTTGAATCTACGGAACTCACGTTCTGCCCACCAATAGAATCTCCCTTGGCGACAAAGCTATCTTTCCCTATACGTGGCTTAGTGGTCGTTCCTCCGGCTAATACCTTAACGGCCTTACAGATCTTGCACTCCATGCTATCAAAGTCCAGCTTGATAGGAGTGCCTTTTCGCACGATTGTCCCTTCCGCCAACTCAGTGGTTAATTTGAAATCTCCGGGAAGGACTGCGCATTCCCCGCGCCAAAAGACGGGGAACGATCCTTTAATCTTTGTTTTGTCAAATTCGATACCCATAATCTTTTACTTTAATTAGCGTCCGGCAATGATTTGGCCCAATCCTTAGCGAGCTCCTTGCTCTTTTCCTTGGACGTAGAGACAGAGAACGCCGAACCTTTTTCCTCTAATCCCTTTGCGACCTCATTTTGTCTCACCTTGGAGAGATAAGTATCAATCGCGTTATCGTCCATATCGTCCGTTATAGCGAAGCCCTCCTCTATCCGTTCCTTTGAGATCTTAAGGCTCTTGGCCTTGTCAAGGATCAGATTGTGTCTTTCAGCACGTGCTTTCTCCTCCTTAGCTTTATCATTCTCGGAGGTCAAGAGCCGGATTTTCTCGTCCTGCTCCTCACGATACTTCTTGAACCAATCCGGCTCCTCGTTTTTATCTGGTTGCTGTTGCTGGCCGCCCCCCTTGCCTCTCAACTCTTCCAATTCCTTCTTGTAATTTGCGCTTTCAGTTCGCACCTTATCCAAGGAACTCTGGTAAGATTTCAACATTGATTCTTGCCCTGCTACCGCAGTTTCAAGATTATCGTCCGTAATCAGGCCAGTGGACCCCAATGATTCTGCCACGGACCTCAAAACATCCTCCGTTAACCCAAGATTTGAATACTTCTGTTTTAACTGCTGGAAAATCTTCTCTTTCATGCTATTACTTTTATTTTTCGCATAAAAGTATTGATACATAAGCTTGTAATAAAATAAAAACGGGTTATATACATGACAATAGACCGATTGTCACAAAAACAATAGGGCATGGCTATAAAATAACCACGCCCATTAAATTTAATGATATCAAGGTATGACTTAATCCATCCTTATTATTGAGAGGAATCATCCGAAGCTTTAAGATTCTTGTCCTTCTCATTACGTTGCGTCTTTTCCCGCTTCTCCTCTAATATCCGTCGAATCTCCTCCTCCGGCTTGTCTGTCAAGGACAGCATATCTACCGCCGTTTGAAGAGACACCAATCCTGACTCATAGAGTTTCGCTATCATATCTATTCTCTTATCCTTATCCTCGGCGAAAGGCTCGGAGAACTCATGTTGCAGGTCGAGCCTGCTTAACTCCTCTCTCATACCGATATGAGTGACATTCATCATGATAGCCAATATAAGATTCTTCTCACGGTCTATCAATATATCATATATCTCTTTCAAGTTGTCCCTTTTCATATATCCAAGCGCCAAGGCCCTTTTCAATGCCTCCCCGGATAATGTCCCAAGCCCCTTCATATTCTCGTAACTGAAATCAGGGGTGAACGTATCGAATAGTATACTTGATGACAGGTCTTTTTTCTCCGCCTCTTTCATCGTGGAATAATCGGGCGGAACGAGATACTCGGCAGCGCTTTTGTCCTTATCGGACATGGTGATAACCTCTCCTACCATATTAGATCCTCCCCCTACTATGCTCTGAATGACATCAGCGGTTAATTTCAATTTTGGATCGGAGAAATAATTATTGGAATCCGCCGCCTTGCTATCAACCGCTTCCTCTCTGTCTATACGCTTTTGCACCCCATACCATGCCTTGTTTTGACGATAGTAGATAACATTTATTTTACCCGAAGGATTAAGCAATGGCGTAACATCCCATCCGATATCCGCTCTCTTGCATCGATAGATGTATTCCGGGGTCTCTATATCAAAATGCTCTACGGACTTATCGCCCTCAAGCAACGTATATCCATAACCAAAAGCTATCATGTTATCCCATTGATCAAATAAAGGCCGCAATGTATATCCTTTTGACTTGGATATAACCTTAACCTTTACTTGGGGCATACCATTTTCCCTGTATATATGATAAACCTTAGCGCTCTCCGTCTCCGCCCCAGCCAAACGCTTGGCCTCCCGGATTGTCGTGTTGAATCGAGTATCACGGAGAAAATCACCGAATGCCCTGAAAGCCTTATCCGTATCATCCGATACAGCTTTCCACAAGATAGGCTGCCCGAGGAGAAAAAACAACTCGACCTCATTTATATACGCTTGCCTTCCTCTTGGCAATTTCTCCGTAATATACGGTTCTTGATTTTTCCTGTGCTTATTAGGACGTTTATTAACCTCATGGGATTCCGGGTTATACTCCAAGATCGCTTGGGAAACATCCCTGTCCCGGCATTGCATCATTGACATGGCCCGGCTTATATCCCTATCCTTGATAAGGCTGACAAAGTCCCTCTCCACTCCCAACGAGTTCAATATCTTGTTTTGGAAAACCTGAAATATAGCGTCTATGTAATTCATGTTAAAATCCTAACTCCTCCTTCGAGTACAGTCTTGTTGTTAATACTTTTCCTAGAAGCTTGCCTATCGTCCAATAACGTGCCCCATCGATAAGATGGTTATACCCGTCAATAGGCTCATTGATAAATTTACCGTCCTTGTTTTGGGCGTATACATAGTTCCTAAGCTCTTTTATCAAGTTTAAAGATCTCTTGGTGACACAAATCTTATACTCCATCATCTTGATAATACCTCCCATAACAGATCCCTTGTACTTGTCCGCAGGGTATATGATTATCCCCGCATTTGATATTTCTTGTATAAGCCTTGGATCGGCGCTGTCAGCGTAAACCACCAAGCCTAGGTCTTTCAATACCTTAATAATCTCCTTGGTTAACATATGGGTACGGTAACATTTCTCGTCAAGATATAACCTATCATCAACCAATCCGCATCTAACTATAGCGGTAGGGTCATAGCTATATCCAAAGTCAAGCCCTAACGCCACATGCTTGGCATAGGAAGGGAACTCGTCCACGATCTCGAAATCAGGGAACACCAACCCTTCGGCCATCGCCCGCTGCCCTAACCCATAAACCGCCCAAAGCACCTTATTCTTATTCTTCAACGACTCTATCTCATCGATGATTGTTTGCTCTAAAAAAGGATTGTCCTTATAAGTGGATATAAAATGATACGTCCTAGGGTCATTGTTCAGATCGCAAATCCAGTGCTCGTCACTGAACGACGGGTTATAATCAATGACAGAGAAAAGAGTGGTACGCATCACCAGTTGCTGCCACTCAAGATAAGATATCTCATTTCCCTCGTTACAATAAAGTATATCACGTTTCCTTCCTCTTATCTTCTGCTCATCATCCGTGGAAAAGAACTCAACGAATGATCCATTTGGGAACGAGTAAACCATCTCCGACTTGTTCATACACCTATTATCCCATATACGGAACTTATCGATCATGATTTCCTTGAAATCCCGGAAGACAGATCCTTTCAGCGCCGGCAATGTCTTCCTCACGATAGATAGAGACAGCTTAGGGTTATGAAGGATATACGCTATAAGGAATATCAATATGTTATAAGTCTTACTGCTCCTTGAAGATCCTTGGGCAGATATGATCTTATAACCGCCATCCAAAGCACCCTGTACCTCCGTATATATCCTAGTCGTCTGTATCACCATTGATAACGTCCTCCCTCTTGTCAATAACCTGAATAGTTATGGATTTATCCTCGCCATCTATATTGACCTCCGATTTGACAGGCGCATCCCATCCCATCATCTTCGAAAGGCGATCCAAAGCGTCTATCTTGGAATACATCTTTACCTCAAAGCCCTTATCCGTACTTTTGACCGATTGGATAGCCAATTGGAAAGACAAAGGCAGTTTGGATAAATCTTTTACCAAGAAGATTACATAGTTCTTCCCCCTCTTGATTTGCAACATGTCCACTACATTGGCCCGTGCTATATTCTTAAGGATATCAATAGCCTCGTCTTTGGTTATATCCGATCTTCTTTGTAAATCAGCTTGCAACTCTTTTACCCTTACCGCTATCTTACCGTTGGCTAGAAGCTCGCAAGCTCTTATATTAATAGTCTCTGGTCTCATATTCTCGCAAGAATAAGCACGCCTGTACGCCTCGGAAGCATTGCCTGATTCCAAGTAATAATTACAGAACTTCTCTTGCTTGATTGTCAATTTCATATCTTTGCCTTGAATAAAGATCAAGACCAAAGTTATGTCATCGGTATTTATGGTCATAAATAAAGAAAGGGCGATTCGTGACAACAGGTAGAATGTCACGAATTACCCCTAAAAAACCACAAAATTTATTTGGTCTTACCCAGCCGAACCGATATCTCAGAGAAAATACGCTCTATATCTTGCCTAAAGTACTTATACAATTGATAAGAAAAAACTATGCCATTGATATTGTTGGAAACGACCGTCTTCTCCTTAATCCCTAGCACGTTCCCTAGTTTTTCCCTCAACCCAGCCTTCATCTTACCGCCAGCCAAGGTCATAGGGGAATAAAGATATAATATTATGAATATGAATTTTTTCCTTTGTGGTACATTCCCTTTAGGGATTGGCTTCCCTCCGAGGGCTATCTCCTTGAACCACTCATATAGGGTATCGATCATACCCAAGTCGGTCAACACAGGTTTAGCGATCTCCGATTCACGCTCAGAGAGTCTGTACTTTTGCTCACGAATGGATTTGAGCTCAAAAATATTTGAAAACATATTTTCGTAACTTTACGAGTTACGCACCTGTCCCGCAAATATACGGAATAATATACATGGCAGCCACACCGTATCCATAAAATATGTTATTAGGCATAATTGGGAGTTGATAAGGAAAAACGTTATATTTGTCACGATGGAGAATTAAGACATCAAAAATCCTATAAAAAAAACGCCTTTTACGTGTATTTTTACGTGTAGTAACAAAAACAGCCTTGACAATCAGTAGATTACCAAGGCTGTTGTGGAGATGGAGAGATTCGAACTCTCGTCCAAACGAGGAATTAATTTGCTTTCTACATGTTTATCTTCGCCTTCATTGTCGGGGAAGAGCAAGACCGAAGCCACCCACTCATCCCTTATCCTCTAAAGTTTCGCCTGAGACCCGAGGCTTATCTCAAACTATCTCCGATATTGCTGCACCACCTGATCGGAACGCTTCGGAGCCACAGCATCCGGGTGATGTCACGTCCCCGCAACTTTTGCAGGGATTAAGCTTGAATCTACTATACTTCGATTAAGCAGCGAGAGCGTAATTATTTTCGCCAGTTAATTGTTCGTTGTCTGAGATTTAAGTGCAAGCCAACCACGCACTACATGCTTACAAACCACTTCTACCCGCTGTCAAAACCGGTCATCCCCATGGTTTTATAACTGATTAAAAATCAAAAGAAAGCGAACACATTTTCCGTTATAGGTAACAAACTGGTAACAAAATCAAAGAACTTCATTCTTCAAATGATCGCTTTCTTTGGTACAAAGATAGGAATTATTCTCAATAATACAAAAGACACACATAAATCAACATATGATGCTAAGCGATTACGTAACTATAGCCTATACAATCAAACACCAAAAGAAAAACAAAGGGGGGTAAAGGACTCTCGCCGCCGTCCACAGGTACAAGGCCTCCCCCTAACAATCGAACCCCAGTTATCTACCACGCTCCATATTCTATGCATGCCGTACCCTTCTGGGGATCTATACGCATTGTGAAGAAGGTTCCATCTTCCGAAATCTCATTAAAGTAAAAACTACCATCCTCCGACATGCTCCAATGAGCCGGGGGATTCGTCTTCATCCACCAATAGAATCTCTCCGTTTCACGACCCGGTTCAAACTTAATATCTATCCGATCAATATAGTCCAAAGTGAACGACTTTTTTCCATAGGTGCGATCTATAACCTCGTACGCTGGCAATCCTACACCTACCTTGTATGAGATCTCCATACGGCTCCCATACGGCTTATTGACGATATCTGATACAAACGAGCAAACATATATTAAGCTAATAAGAGAGATAGGGGATAACAGCGCATAAGAACACCTTCTCCAACTCGCCCGCCGCCATTTCCGCTCAATCCACACGTACAAAGGCGGACAACATCCCCATGAGACCCAAGTAGCCAACCAAAGGCAAAAAGACTTAAATGTCCATCGCTCCGGCCTTGCCCAAAATAGAAGGATTATGAAAGCCAGTAACCCACCACCCCAAACTATCACACTAACTAATAAAAAAAACATCATAACGCCTCAAATTAAGAACTACTATTTTACCTTATTCATACTCCTTCTTTATAATTATCATAATCTCGTATCCAATCCAATTCTTTTGCACTCGAAGGTTCTGTATAAAATAGATCTATAACACTTACATTTCTATTTAGGGCAGCTATCCCTTATAATTAAATCACATGGTCATATAAAGTTCCATTTCTTTCCTATGGAGTTGTTGTTCGCATTGCCAACATGATACATTCCCCAACAAGTGCTATTTCCGCTAGTAAATAATGTCGAGTATTGTTCCACATCACACTATGTCCTGCAATTTCCGCCGTACGTAAGAAATTATTACGTACTCTCACGTCATTGAAATATGTTGCTGCCCCCACAGCGAATGCTGTTCCGGATGGACTGAGGTTGAACAGTACCGGGCCTGCATCAATGTCAAATCCCAACCAACACGAATAATCATGATATTCCCGTATACCAGACAATAAACCTGATTGCAAAAAATGGGATTTGAGCCTATGATATTGCTCTCTTGCAAATACTGAATCTATCTGCGTGAGGTATAGACAGTTTAATGCGGAGTACGAGCCTTTCACCGGGGCGGCTTTAAACGGTATACCATCCTCACTCAAAAATGAGACAAGTAGGCCTGTTTCTTTGTCAAGCCATTCAGATTTAGCCTTTCGTACCCATTTACGTACCGTAGAAATATATTTTCCCTTGTTTAATTTCGAGTAATTATTCAGTGCGACAATCGCAACAAGCATATCAGGGACATATATACATTCGCTTGGATATGTTGGTAAGTTTAGACTTTTACTTCGAAGAAGCCGACGATTCATAGTTCCGCAAAGATCATCAAACAAGTTATTATATTTATCATTTCCTCCGGCCATCTTATACTCGCTTATCATCCACGCAAGATGACTGATATATGAAATATGACTCCTGTCACCATCCAATGTTTCCAGAGGATCCTCGCCCCAACGCTCAGCATCATATTTTCTCAACTCAAAGGAAAGTACCATCTCAATAAGATTATCTATGTTCTCTAGATTCTCTGTTTTTGTTTCGGGATAAAGTTTCGACATATTGAATAAGGCTGCCGCCAGCATTGAACAAGAATACAACGCCCACTCACCTTGAAATTGTGTTCCAATTCCTTCTGGCATTTCACACAACAACGCACGTGGTGAAGTTACTACACGATCGATCAGGAAATCCCGACGTTGAATGAGTTCCCCCTTCTCATCCTCCCATGTACCATTATCAGTACACGACCAGTAAACCCATAATATTTTGACCAATATAAATGCAACCATCACCACTGCGATTTTAATTGATTTGTGTATCAAATCAATATTGTCTCGTATAATATCTACATATTTCTCAGGCTCAACCGTTTCACGCTTGGGTTGCAAGCACGAACAGGGCAAACTAATCTTATTTTGCCATTCATTGTCAAGATAATCCTCAAAACGGATGACGACCTTCAACAGATCATCGGATAAACGTCTCTGGCACTCTTTAATAATGTATTCAGAAATTGGATAAACACAAGCCGCTATTGCGCCAGCTATAGCACCTTGCGTATCAGCGTCACCACCGAGTGACACGGCATTTCTTATCGCATCTTCATAACTATCGGCTTCTAAAAATGCGATGATAGCCTCAGGCACGCTACCTTGGCAAGATACATCAAATTCATATCGGGGCCGAATCTCATTCAATGTACGGTTCATGTTATATTCGAACTGATTGGTAACAAAATCTCTTATGTGTACTTTTAATTCGTCTATTTCCCCAGTCCAATGTAGCGCAATGAATATACTTGCAGCTACAGCCTGCGCTCCCTTTATAGCTTCCGGATGATTGTGTGATACTGCGGCTGTTTGTTTCGCTAAGCGCAAGCATTCATCCAAAGTCTTAGCAACAAGACCTACCGCACTAACACGCATAGCGGAACCATTCCCCCATGAGTTATAGGGGGTTGGATCATTACATAACCAATTACAGAAAAGGCCACCGTAGCCAACAGCCGGATAACGGTTGCCAAATTCACACATAGTGTCTACAAGCGTGTATTCTGAGTGGGTGACATCCTCCATTAGCCATCGTGCGATAGCTAATGTCATCACCGTATCGTCTGTAAAACAGGCACCATACGGAAACAACTCGAAGTCTTTGCTCTTGACAGAACGAAACTCATACATCGAACCTATAATATCACCAGCAATCGCTCCATAGATAGTTCTGTAAGTATTTTTCATCATGGCTAACTTCTCTCTATACATAAATTCTTTAACACAAAGATTGCAAAAAAACTCGATTTATCATCGGTAACTTGTTTCATTTTCGACCTACCACCAAGGATCTTGTATGGCGAAAATCATTCCGACTCCAATTATCGAAGTCCCTCCATATCACATATATGCCTTATTCTCTCTAGGATCTATATCCATAAAGAAGTAAATTCCATCATCTAATTCTCATCGAATGGGAAATCACCATCTTCCGATATACTCCAATGAGCCGGGGGATTCGTCT